ACCACCTTTAAGGTGTTCCCTGATGATGGCTTCATTGAAGGAAAACCAGTCAAAGTCATCATTCTCAAAATTGTTCCGGTATGTCTGCTCCGAGAAACATCCATATCGTCCCATTTGAAGGAAATTGATGCGGTCAGGTATGGCCATGAATAATTTTATTGCATCCATGAATACTTTCTGAAAAGATTTGCTTATATTTACAACTGATTCGAGAGCATTCCTGCACTCGGATTGGTATTGCATAAGGAGTGATTCTTTAGTCATAATTAAAAGTAGTGAATCACTTCTAATTTACTAATAATCAATGAATTATGCAATACTTCTCCTCTTTATTTTCAGCTGTTTAGCATATATTCTTCATCCCTTCTCTTACTTCTTAACGATTCATTTTTGACAGTATTTCAATGATCTCTTTAATATAATTTTGAGCCGGATTATGCCGATTCTATGTTTAATTTTAATTTATCGGTAAAAATTTACCGAAGTATTGTACTGAATCTCGATATAAATAAATAGGGATACTACTAAGATTGCAAATAAGAATATATTGTGTATTAATTCCTTCATGTACTAAACCATCTGCAAATGTAATATTATCAACAAGTTGTTTAATATCAAATTCTTTGCCAGCAATCAGCTTATCTCCAGCAAATAACCCTGAGGTCAATTCTCCTATTTTTAACATAATCATTATCCTTTAATCGGTTACACAATATGCTGTATTGTCATCCTTAGAGCCAATAGCCTCGTACTCGGCAGCGGTTTTCTTGGTGAGGGTGGTGAGGTTGTCGGAAACGAGTATATCTTTTACTACGAAAAAATTTGTAGCATTTGAATTCAATGCAATAAAAATTCTTTTTGTAACTAAGCTAATATTATTTGCATCGGCAATAGAAGTATGAGTATAAATAAACGAAAGTTCATAAGCTCCATTATCGGGATTGCAATATGTGTGACTCGTACTTACTTTAAAGATTTCTTTTTCTGTAATTTTTAGGAATAAAATATTATCACTTAATAATCTCTGTATAATATTTTTAAAATTATCAATGCTTCCAAATACAAGATTTATTTTTGATTCGGCTTCTCCTGCTTTAACTTCTTGATTTGAAATTAACTGTTGGCGAGCTTCATCTGTAATCGTAAGCATAATGTGTTTATCATCCACATACTTCTTCGTTGCAGGCTGGTAATCGCCCGTAGGGGTGAAACTTTCACTGTTGGTTTTGGTGAGGACGTCGGATTTTTCAGGAACTTCCGCCCAATTCCCATTCTTACGACCGTATGCCTTGCCATCAGTTGGCGCTTCATCTATACCGCCAATCTTCCCCTGGCTTACCCATTCACCGTTCACCCATGCGTAGTAATCATAAGGGGCTTCCGTACCTACAGCCATGAACCCGTCAACTGCCGAACCATCGGGAACAGCGGATTTCAAGGCTTCAAGGGTGGCGTATTCGCCGGCTACCTTAAATGACTTTCCTGGTTCTCCTTGTATACCTGGCTCGCCTTTTTCTCCTTTCAAAAATTCTAAAGGATAATTGACCACAGAAGCTTCACTGTTGCTTCCTGAAGGTTTAAATGCAGGTAATGATGTTACATCATCCGCTTTGTCCGCATTCGGTACTTCATTAACCCCTATGGAGTTAGCCATAAGACGGGCAACTATTTCTTGATAATCCTGTTCTGTCCAAGCCATAATTATTCCTGTTTATCGGTTACTTCTTCCGGTTGATTGTTGATAGCACGATTGAGCGCGTCAATGAAGAAAGGTTTGCAAAAAGCATTTGCATGCTCTTGTATCAGGGCCACTTCTTCATCACTATACTCTGTCTCTTCATTGGAGTTGTATATCTTCAAAGCGAGTGCATGCGATGCGATACCGTTACCGTTCCGGTATAATACATTCGCAAAATTCTCTCTACAATCTATATTTTCACAATGCTTACGGGTAATGTCCGTAGCAATCAGTAATTGTTTAAAATTTATCTTTTTCATGAGCTTGGGTATGATTTAGTTAATCTTCCATCTTTATAAAAAGAAAGTCCGTCGATGCCAAGAGACACTTGGTATCTTGACCCACTTAAATTTGAAATCATTGACAATGACCCTGCAAAAAGGGTGGTAGACGCAGTTAAGTTGCCATCACTTGCTATATTGTCCAATTTTAATCTTGGGTAAGTAACAGAAGTACCTCCGCCTCCACTATCAAGGAATGAAATTCCACCCACATCATATCCTTTTGAATTATAAAATTTTAGGCTGTTTGAATTTGGGTTTATTTCTATTTTTGTACCTGACGAAGCGGTTGATATTTTGCCAACAATGCTAACATTCCCATTTTCGTCTATCACCAAAGAGTTGTTAGGAGTTCTTACATTTTTAAACACCCCGCTGTTTGCATTTATCTCTCCTTCAAAATATCCACCAATAGCCTTTATTGTCCCGTCTGCCTGAATAGACACATTCCCGTTGGCGGATATATCTCCGGTAAAGTATATGTTTTTGGAAACCACGGAAATGTTATCAAGTGCCACATTGATTTCTGAACCTAATCCGTCTTTTTTGACATATAATTTAAGTTCATCGGTAACTCCATTGATGTCCAGCCCCAACTGCGTTACATCTTCCTCTATTTTTGTAACAGACAATTTGAGGTTTTCCGCTGTCTGCTTTATTTCGGAACTTAATTTTGTATATAAATCCTCGAATGCGTTTTCGGTAAGAGCCAGCGAGTGTATGTATATATCCCCCGTAAACTTCAACTCGAAATCGCCCGTTCCATCCCATGCGCCGGAATACTCCTTCATTGCATATTCCTCACTCGGTTCAAGACGTTCGGTGAAATGCAGGTTCTGACCGGGAAATCCTATTGTCAGCGTTCCGGCTGTAGCTACCTTATACCGGAAAGAGATAAAGAACTTTCCCGGTTCTTCCCCTTCCTCATAGGTCGGTTTATTGGCTAAATCCGCATTTGACTGTTTAATTCCGGAAGAAAGAATACGAAGCACGTTTCTATCCCCGTCTCTGATAATGGCAGCCATAGCGTCCTTACGGGAATAGAACTCCCCATTCACTAATAAGAACTTTCCGTTCACGGTGAAGAAATGAACATCGTTCTTTGTCTCCCAACCGTTCGTATTGCTTGCAAATGATGCGTTATACAGATAATTATCCTTTGCCTGCACCTCGTCAAGCACTTTGGAGATTTCAGAGTAAATCAAGTCTTCCAATATCTTGAACTGGGTAAGGATATTCACACCCGTTTTCAGGATAAAGTCACCAGTAACTTTATTTCCATTAGGACTGAAAGCTGTCACTTCTTTACCAGCCAAAGAATAAGAATCAATCCCTGCATACTGACGGAAGCTCGGAGTATCATTCCCGTATGCTGCCAATACGATGGCGTTCTGTCTGGTCTTATCCGTCCGGTTACCTAACTGTACAATGTCATCGCCTGCTTGTGGTACGGCAGACCCCGTGTCACAGTCGCTCTTCGAAAGGTCTATGTAATTGTCACCTACGCTTGTCACCAGCCGCCAATAGTAGGTATTAGAGACGTTCTCATGTACGCCTGGCTTGATGTTGAATGTCTGGCTGCGGGCTTGGTCTCCTATTACAAATTCCTGAACAATGGTCTTTTCCCCGTCTGTGTTCTCGAAGTAACAGCGGTAAAAGGTATCGTATTCCTCTACCTTAGAACATGACATGGATGCGGGAGAAAGTATTATCTGACCGCCAACCTGGCGTAATCGCTGTATCAGCAACTCAATAAACGTGGCACTTTTGCGTGCCAGCATATGGTCTACTTCCAAATAGCTGTCTCCCGTCTTGCTGTCTACTTTAATAACAAAGCCTTCACCGAGAGCACCGGAAGAAAAGTTCATGGACTGGATGTAGTCTGAAAACAATCCACCTAAGAACTTTATTAAATAGCTGGTTTGGTCTGGTTTGGTTTTATTCAAAAACAGCTTTTCTCCAAAGGCTTTAATGATTGATTCCACTTGTTGGGTAGTTAATCCTCCACCGCCTTGCCCGCCTACTATTGAATCTATCTGATTCTGTATCTTTTCTAAAGTTCCTACCGCTTTGTCATTGCGAAGGGTAATATCATACGTTGGAATGAGAGCGTCTCTTTCCTTTATTGTAAGGCTGTCAATAATAATGCTCCCGTTGATGTTTAAGTCTTCATCCTCGAACAACATTAAATCACCTTCCTTTATACTGTCATGCAGTTCCGGGTGACGCGCCATAAATATTTCATCTACTTTAGGCTCGTAAGTATATCTTACATAATCATTTTTTGCAAGATATTCTTTGGAAGCTGTTAGCAATCTTTGGGAAGCAGCTTTTATATACACATCCGGCATATCAATACCCAAAAGCACAAATTTATCTCCGGCTTTGATAGTAAAATCCTTATATGGGAAATAAAGATTCAAACCTTCATCATAGACTCTGTTGCATGTCAAGACCCACATATCACCTTGTTTTACGGGCTTGTCTGCATCTCTAAGTATTTCAAATTCACGTCCACCACACATTCCGCTTTTCATGGATATGGTGGGAGTTTCATCGGTAAAGTAATCGTTTATGTCAAATCCAATATCTTTGAGATATATTTTGAACGGTGGGATGGTTTCCCCTTCTTCAAAGTAACCATCATCTGCAATTGGCGTATTATCCTTATTCACAGAATCGGAAGCGATTTCATCCAACGCTCCGGTGGCATTTACGATTATTCCCGCGTCTTTCAACTGCTGTGCTGTCATTCCTTCCATAGACGGATATATTTCCGGCAAAGAAGTATCGCTCCCGTCAAAGAAAACCGAACCTTCCCGAACTCCGATAATATCTATGTTTTTACTATCAAGGTATGGGTCAAGTGTCTTTTCCGGAAAATCAGGAAGCATCAAGTTTTTAACAGCCATATTATTGGGGACTAATGCTCCAGAAGGTCTTTTGTACTTTCTTGGAACATTGTCCGTCTCAATGCCTTTTTCTATCCGCATCTTTGCGCCTATGCGGACGTTGTCCTTGTCGGCTTCGCTATTCAACAAAACGTAGCATTTCCCAAGAAAGCTGCCTCTTTCCATTTTATAAGAATGCCCATTGATTGTCACATCATACAATGCTGTGTCAGATAGGAATTTCATATAAAAAGGAAGAGTCACAACAGCACCGTCTATCAAATGTGTATTAGGGTCATATCCGTAAGATACATCCTCGATGGGAGCTTCGACAATAGGACTTCCATATGTTGTATAATAGTTGTAAGGCAAGTTTTTGGTACCACCATATGCCCTTAGGCGGGTAATTATCTTCTGTGACGAGTCCGCGGTTTTTTGTATGGAGTACAGCCCTTTTCCCTTTCCATACCCGAACATGTTTCCTACTGCAATTCCGGCAGTGCCTATTGTTATCGTTCGCCCCCTTATGATAAAGTTTGCCTTAAACTCGCTATTTACCAAAGCGAGTGCGTCCCAAACGTTTATACTGCTTATTGATATGGATTTGTTAGCCTCATTAACATATTCGGGATGTACTGTAACCGTCCATTTTTGCTCTCCTTTATAGATACGGTCAAGGTTCACCTGTATTCTTTCTGCGAGAGCATTTATGCTTTCAGCGTAAAAACTGAATGTAGGTAGGGAAGAGTAGTGAATTAAGTTATCCTCTTTTACATAGTCCAGGAATTCGCATCTTGTCAGTTCATCTGCAAGAGAGTTGAAAACTACGTTCTCATATTTGAAAGCCTCTCCGTATGTATTTTTGGAGGCTTGCTTCAATTCAGTAGGGTCGTAGTTTATTTCAAATCTTTCTCCGCGGTATATCAGATAGTCCCCGACTGTAAAATCAATCGGAGTGGGGGACGTAACGGTAATGTTAACGGAACAAGCTCCCATGAACTCTCCGTTATACTCTAACTTGTTAGCGACACATCGTTGCGTCTGCCCGTCTTTGCTGTATATTATAAACCGTCTCATTATGCCGTAAGAATAATTTGTGTTTTAGGGTCAGTTACCCGAAATGTAATGTTGAAAGTTACGACATCTCCCTCATCTGTCTTGCGGACAAAAAGGTCGGATTTTATAGATTTAAAATAAACCCCCTGCCTGCCTATTTGGGTATAGGTGTCATAAACCTTTAACTCTGTTCCGTAACCGTCTTTTCCTATCAGATAGTCCAGGAAGGCGACAATTTTTTCATTGGCTGTTCCCATATCACCTTTATAGGCAAACTCTATTTCTATATCATAGGCTTGCACGTAGAGTTCTTCGGGGAAAAAGGTGTCTTCTCCGTCTTGGTCTATCCAGTCCCTTTTGGGCAAATCCTTAATATCTCCATATACAGTAAAAGGGAAGTCCTTGCACACAATCCCCCATTGGGATTTGGTGTCAATAACAGGACTCCCCAGCTTACTTTTCTGAAAATAGATACTGTAAGGCTTTGCCATGTGTTATTTTGAGTTTGTGTTGTAAAAACAAAAAGAGCCAATCAACGGCATGCCCGTTAATCAGCTCTTTGGCTTGTTATATCAATACTGCAAATATATGGTGTATTTTCTAAATAATCAAGTAAAAGGTTAGAAAATTGATATGGTTTCCCGGCTTACATTATATATGTAATAAAAAACACTACAATAAAATTGAATTAATATAATGTTTAATTAAAATTAAACCTTTAACTTTGCCGCACATTAATTAACTAAATACATGCTTTATGAGTAATAAAATATTTTTTCTACTTTCTCTATTTTGTGTTCTTATATCCTCCTGTGAAAACGAAGATGATATGGTAACATCTATACTTTTAGACAAGTCGGATATGACTTTGAAGCCCGGAGAAACTTATCAATTTACGGTAAAAGGCTCTCCTTCTAAAGCGAAGTTGCCTAAAATTAATTGGGGGATATATCCTGTAAATGCAAACAATCATTTGGCAAAAATAGATTCACACGGGAAACTAACAGCCTTGAAGCCAGGGAACTTTACAGTAAATGCCTGGATTGGAGATGATGATATAACGGATTTGTTATATATTGATAATGCAGTAATAAAGGCTGTGTGTAATGTGACGGTTGAGCCTATAGAAGCTACTGGCATATCTATAGATAAGAAAGAGATTGTGTTTAATGGAGAACAAAGTTTGATTTTGGATGCTTCTATTGAACCTCAGGGTGCTACGAAGAAACTGGTCTTTTGGGAAATAGATAATTCGGAAATTGCAAGTTTAGAATCAGGTAAAGACAATTCGGTTATTGTAACAGCGCTAAAGGCAGGAGAAGCTACAATTACAGCACGTGCAGGGTTTGAATCTTCTATAACTTCAACATGCAAAGTGAAGGTTAATCCTGTTGTAGCACAAGGTTTTTCTTTGAAAGAAAATGAAAAAAATGTAAGGGTGGGAGATGTTTTTACTATAGAATCAATAATCACTCCTGCATATGCAACAAAAGAAAACATAGCATGGGAGATTTCTGATGTAAATATTGCAAAGATTAATGAAGACAATAGTATATCTGCCATGTCTCCTGGAAAATGTATAGTTAAGGCTATTTTGGGAAATACAGGGTTAGAGGCTACTTGTGAGCTGACAGTAGAACCCATTTTGTTGGAATCTATAAGTTTTGATAACCTTACATATAAAATTGAAGTTGGAGGACAAAAACAGTTAAATGTTGTGTTTACACCAGAAAACGCAACTAATAAGAATGTGATATGGACTTCATCCGACCCTGTGATTGCTCCGGTTGATGAAAATGGAGTGGTTTTAGGGAATACATCAGGAAGAGTACAAGTTACGGCAACGTCAGAAGATGGCGGACATGTGGCAAACTGTACTGTTTATATTGTGTCATTAGGAAGTATGATGGATGTTTATTTCCCTACGTCTTCTTTGATTATTAATTCGGGATATTATACGGGCGTTATGTCATGTGCCATAAAGAACAATAGCTCAAAGACTATAAAACTTACGAAGTTTCAAGTTTTTTCTACTGGAAGCGGTAGTGTTCCTATTGAGATTACTGATGAGGCGAAATTAGGATATTTATCTTCTGGAGAAACAAGAATTTTACAGTTTAGATTATCACATGTTTATGAGCCAGGATTTAAGTGGGAGTTTGAATGTGATGGTCATTATTTTTCTGCTTATGGAAGTTATAAACAGTAATTTTTACTGTTAAGCAATCATCAAGTCAAGCGGAGTTCTCCGCTTTTCTTGTTTTGTGGCATATGAATTATAATTAATCGGATTTGTTAAAAAGCTGATTTATCGGATATTTATTTGTTTATTTGTTTGTTCTTTCGTTCGTCCTTTCTATATTTGTGCATTAATATAATACAAATGGGTAATTGGAGTGAAAGGCAAGAAGTTAAGAAAGAGGGCAAGGAAAAAGAGAAAATAAGCCGAGAGACGCTTGGAAAGTTCTTTTATGATTTGGCAAAAACATCATTTGCTGCAATGGTAGCAGGTGGGGCTGTGTCATTTTTCACAAGTTCAAACAATGAGTTATATTGGCTTTTGCTTTTGATTGGAGCTTTTTCAACAATAGTATTTGCTTATATTGGTTATAAAGTGATAAGGAGGTAATTATGGAAGGTCTATTAATCGTTTTAGGAGGTTCTGGGGCTTTAGCCCTTTTATTTGCTCTTTGGCTGAATACTCGAAAAGGCAAGAAGTGGCTTGCAAGCTTATAAATTGACTATTATTTAGGTAAAACAATAAAGCCAGACATTAAGCCTGGCTTTTTCTTTGCATGACATCCCCATCGGTTTCCACAATACAATCTTCTCCATGAATGTAAACATATACCGATGCTATATCCTTTTGGATAACATTTACTTTTGCCCGGTCGTACACGTTAATGAATACCTTGCAATACTGTGAACAGTCAATGGTTACTTCGCTGTCATGGCGCACGTAAATATCACATACGGAAAAGCCATCAAATAGGAGAGTACCTTTACAATTTCCGTTCAAAACAGAAATTTGTGACATGTTGCGTTTCTGCACATCTTCATCCACAAAAATATTATTCTTGTGGAGAAGGTCTTTGTCGAAGTGTTCTTTTATGAAAGTGTTGGTAGGGTAATTGTGCTTAATGGCAAAATCAATCCCATGCAGATACTTGTCAATTAATCCTTGTTGGGTAGGATTCCCCCATGCGTGTTGCCACGGTTGGCATAAACCAAACGTAATAGCTTGGTTCAGTAATGTTTTGCTTAAATCCTTTTCGTTCATAACATATTATATTTTGATTTTTCTACCACTTCTGTCTATTACTATACTTAGCATATCTCTAACTTCTTGTACTAAAGCAACGTTTGCTTCGGTATTTTGGGCACTTCTTAACGTATTATTGGCTATCGCCCTCAATTGAGTAAGTTGTTGTTCGGCTATAACATTATATTTCGGAAGAATCTCGTTTCCCCACTTTTCAAGCAAAGCGCGTTTTACACTTACATCTGCACGAATACCGTTTATGTAAGAAGCTAAAATATTGGCGGTTTCTTCTGTAATGTTTTCTTGTATCCCTTTGGAAAGAGTGTTTGAAGCGCTTGTCTCTTCAAGGCTTATTCCCATTTTTTTTGCAGCAGCATTTAGATAATCCCATATTTTCTTTGAGTCTGATATTGTCCCTCGAAGGCTTCCAAGTTGCTGCATTAGTCCGGCTGCCTCTTGTTCCGTCAGATTTGTACCCCCGGCGGAACTGTCTGTAAATATACCTTTATCTCCAAACAGATAATCTCTTAGCTTATTCATGGCAGGTTTTATGACATTCAGAGAAATCATCTCCTTTATGACATTGCGCATAATATCAGCTACCGTATCATCAAAAGCCTTTGCTGCATCTTCTCCGTTGGCGAACGCATTGACTAACGCTTCTGATATTTGGTCTGACCATCCCTTTAAGTCTATACCGAATTGTTCGCTTGCCAAATCTTCATAGAAATACTTGATTTGCTCGCCTAACTCGATATACTGCTGCTTGTAGTCCTCTATTTTAGAAGCATCCGAATCTTTCTTGTCTTGTTCCGCCTCCATTTGCTTTTGCACCTCTTCTTGTTGCTTTTGAAGATTTGCAATCATCTCTTTGGATTGGCTTTGGGTAACAGCACCCAATTGCCGTTCTATGACAGATTGAAGATTCTTATAGTCATTGGAAAGCTTTTTCACTTCCAGTTGCGAACGTTGGATTGCTTTATCCAGCTTCTTATCATGGGCTTTGGCTATGCTTCCTATTATTCCGGTAATACCGCTGACTACACCCGTAGCCCCTTGCATGATAGCCATCGGATTGCCGGAAGATATACCAGCGAAAAGGGTAGCTCCGCTTTGAGCTGTATTCAATAATCCACCCGCAACTTCTTGTACAGTGCTTAGAGTGTCTCCCATACTGTCATTCCCTAAGGCATCAAATGCTGACCCTAAATCTCCCAAAGTGCCGATAAGAAGATTAGCCATGTCGACAATATCTCCAAAGCCTACTTGAACTTTATCGGAAGCCTCATTTTGTTCATCCTGCGCATCAGTTACTTCTTTTTCCGCATCTGCCAACGTTTTTAATTTTGGAGTTAATTTATCGACGACTTTAGCCTGATAAGATAAGCCGCCATCCGTTTTCTTGGTTCCCGTATGGCTCGTTTCAGAAACACCAGTAGTAACTTCACCGCCATCCTGGATAAACCCAAGTTCTTTTTGAGCCTTTTTCAGTTTTTCAGTGGCTTCCGCATACTCTTTTATTCCGTCTGATAATGTCTTGAAAGGGTTTCTGCTTTCACTTTCGTCACGTAGCTTTTTTAATACATTGACAAGCTCTTTAAACTCGTTGACTTTTAGACTTTGCCCGGTCGTATTTTTAAACTCTTCCAGGTTCTTGATTAGCCTGCTAAGAGTTGCAGAAGAAAGTCTGTCAAGGTCGTCAAAGGTCTTAGCCCAGTCTTCCGAACTCTTGAATTGTTCAAATTTGGTTGATGCAGCATCTTCGCTCGCTTTCTTTTTCCTTTGTGCTATAAGCCTGTCGGTCGCTTCTTCGCCTAATTGACCTCTTTGGCTTTCAATATCTGCCAAGTCCTTTTGAAGATTACGCTCAATATCCTTTATCTTTTGGGCATAATCTTTATAATCCTCAATCATGCCTAAAAGGTTTTCAAGGCTTTCTGAACGCATTTTCTTACTCTCCTCGTTGATTGATTGGTATAGTTTCAGAATTACTCCTTCCCCAAACTGTTTCTTTACATCATCCTCTTTCATGGCAAGGACATCTGTAACGGAGAATTTACTTCCCGTATTTTCAAGCGCTTTGGAAAGTTGGTTGCGCAAATCATCTACTACACTTTTGAATGAGACCTCTCCGCCGAAAGCGATGTTCATGGAAAGAGATTTGTTGCCGGAAGCATTGAATAGCTTCTTATATAAATCCCACTTTTCTCCGGTTTGGGAAACGTACTTTTCTATCTCCTTTAAGGCATCATCAACTTCTTTCTTCGCACTGTCAATTCCCGCCTTGTCAATCTTGATACCAAGAGAAATGTATAAATCTTCTTGCTTCTCTTTGCTTCGGTCTAACTGCCCTTGAATGTATTTGTAAGCCTTGCTTGGGTCGTTCAAGTCCAAATTAACACCTTTCCCGTCAAAGGCGAATGAAAACTCGGGCATACTTTTCACCCTTTGGGATGCCGCCTCGTCCCCTTCTATCTTTCTCCATTTATCATAGCTGGAAATGGCTTTGTCTATGAGGTCGGTACGCTCTTTCCATTGCTCGGCGATAGGGTCTTTTGTGTTTCCAGAAGATTTTTCTAATCCCCCTAAAGCCTTATATATTGTCCTGGTAACTTCAAGTTCCTTATTGTAGGATGCCAGTTGTTTTTCTGAATATTTATTTCCAGATGCAAACGCCTTTGTTTTTTTCTCCAAATCACTGATATTACCGGAAAGCATCTCCATGTATTTTTCGTAAGAATCTCCTGCTTTGGGCTTTAAGGCATCCATGTCGCCAGCAAGTCTGTTTGCTTCTTTTTCCCAATCAGCCAAAGGCTTACTTATATTAATTTGGCTCATGGAATGATAAGATTGTCTGGCTGTGTCTATAATGTTGGCTAAGTCCAAGCTTTGCTTCTCCAGTTCCAATAGTCTGTTTCTTGCTTTAGTGATGTCTTCCGGCTTGTATTTTGCGAAAGACAACTCTTTTCCGTTCTCATCAAATCTTCTATATCCCCCTTCCCTGATAATACTGGCAAGTTTTTCCCTTTCGGAATCAATGCTTTGCTTTTGTATTTGAGCGTTTGCCATTGTTCCGATAAACTGTTTCTTGTATAAATCTTTCTGTTCTTGTGATAATTTTCGCATCTTATCAACAGAAAGAGATATTGCTACTCCGTATTTATCCGTTTGAGTAACTGCATCTTTGAATGTATTGGCGAGATTTTTTGTAATTCGCCCTAATTCTCGACTTTCTTCTGTACTTTTATTGGCTTTTTTGCTAAGGGTCTCGTATCGGTCAATAAGGCTGTCGACGGCTTTATTCCCTTGCATCTTATCGTTCGTATCGGCAATCGTCTTATTTAAGTCTGTAATAACCTCTGTTGTTGTTTTTGCTTCTTCTCTGAACGCATAAAACAGTGCTACAATTCCAGATAAAGCCCCTAATAATAAACCTAATGGGTTAGCCTTTGTCACTAATCCAAGTAGCGCGATAGCGTCTTTTAGACTTCTAACACTTGCAGTTAATGATATGAAAGTTTTTATTAGTTTGAGGTTTACTGAAGATGCTAATAGAGCCATTGTTTTATAAGTACCAAATGAGGCTATTATTGGAATGATTACTTTAGCAAAATCTTTCCAATGTTTCATTAAATCAGTGAGCAGCTCTAAGCTATCTGAAAGTACACCGCTATTGCCTTCCGCAATGTCAGCCATCATAACATCCCAAGCGTCCTGCAAGTTGCTCCATTTGCCAGCAAGGCTTTCCGCAAGGGCTTCCTGCATGTTGTAGAATTTGCCGCCTTCATCGGTCAGCTCCCAAAGGACATCCTTCACCATGCCGAAGCTGACCTCTTTCCGGCTGATTTTATCGAATACGTCTCCGGCGGAAGTTGCCACTCCCGTAAGCTTAGTAAGCCGTTTCGCCAACTCGTCCACCAACGGAATACCAGCCTCGGTAAACTGCCTCAATTCCTGCCCACGGAGAAAAGCTGCACTGCGCACCTGCCCGTACGCCAATATGATACGTCCCATATCGACACCCACACCTGCGGAAATGTCGGCAAGTCGTTTGGTCGTATCGTAAAGCTCTTCATACGGAATGCTGTATGCGGACAATTGTTTGGTGTATGAAGCCAGTTCTTTGAACTGAAACGGAGAGACAACCGCCAAATCCTTAATGCGATTGAATATGGTTTCCGCCTTCATACTGTCTCCAAGAATGGAGGTAAGGGCAATGCGTTGTTTCTGAAACTCTCCGCCAATGGTATATAATCCCCTTACAAAACGCTCTAAAGTGTATATGGAATACACATTGGCGATTTGATTTTTCAGTTCTCCGGCTATCCGTGATTGAGAAGACATTGTAGTGTTTGTCCTCTTCATTGCCGCATTGTGCGTATCGGAAGCCTTTGCAGCCTGCATTCGGGCAATCCTAAGCTGTTCAAGGGCTTTTTGTGAGTTAACGTAAGCATCTGCACGGATTATCTGCGAAACTCCCCTCATGGCTCTTAGTTCGCTTGCATCAACGCCATGTCCTTTAAAAGCTTCCTTGAGTTTTTTAATACTTTCGCTATCTACATCCAGCTTTACCTTGTAGGTCTTGTTTTTCAGCAAGGCTTCTACCTTGTCTTCAATCTCCTTTATATCTACTTTTAATCCAACCTTTGCACTGGTCGTGACGTGCATATTCACAAGTTTTTTCTTGATAGCTTCGTACTCTTGTTCTGTATAATCTTTCAAGTGAACGCCAAAATTCAAATTTCCGAGGTCTGCCATATTTATTCTTGTTTTGTATCTTGGGGGATAGCGTTAATACCGTTTACTATAAAATCATTGAGGGAAAGTCTTTGCCCTTTCATTTCCCGCTCTTTTCTCTTTTCTTCCCACTTCCTTTTTAAATCTTCCATTTCTTTCGCTGTGTGCGTTTTTTGTTCTGTGTCTGCTTTGTCATACACTACAATCGGAGCATCGCACATCAGAAGTTCGTATTGAGCACAGGTCAATACCCAGTCCATATACCAATTAGGGATATTAATCATTCCCCAAAGAAGAATTAACGGTCGTGTCAGCTCTGGGTGTTTTTCTCCGTTTGCAAATGCTGCTCCTGCCGAAGTTCTTGAAGGATACGTTCTGCTTCCTTTCTCGTCATCGTCATTATCGTGTCTCTCATTCCGGTCAAGAACATGGTAGCATTCAAGTATTCCAGTTTCTGCAATTCCACTTTTTTTTTACCGATAACAACAATATCGGTTAACTCTGTGTCTGTGTATTTTTTCCATAGCATACGCCAGTATATCCAATGGAAAAGTCTTATCTTCCACCAATTATTCAGAATAATGAGAGAGGCACACTTGGCAGTAACTTCATCCTCACTTTTGCAGGAATGTAAGACATGGGTTAATTTTCGTATTGTTCCACGGTGCAGCCATTTTATACCGAACTTTTTTCCTCTTATCGTAATATAATCTATGCTGTTCTCCAGTACATCGTCAAGCGTTTTCTGCTCTGCTGTGGTAGGTTGGTTTATTGTTTTATCGTTCATGCTGTGTTATTGTGATGTGTGAAAAAGGAGAAGGCGGCGGCAATAACGCACACCGCCATATTTTTAAATCAAAGAACCGTCCTGGGTAACTTCCACCGCACTGAACTCATTGGCGGTGAATACGCTGACTGTAGCAGTTCTTTTTGCTCCGCTATTCTCGTCGACTTTGACCGTCACCACTTTCCCGCTAACCGAGGTTTTGCACCATGTTTCCGTTGATGAAGCAGAGACAGAGCTTTCCTTGGTTGTTGCGGTAATGGTTTTCCCTGTATTATCTGCCGCGCTGGTAAAAGACAGGGAAGCTGGAGCTACGGTCAGTCGGCTTTTTTTGTCAAGAAAGCGATATTATCTTCGGAAGAGGAGTCGGACGAAGCGCCATCTTCAAGTTCAATAGTTCCGCTGAGCGCAAAAGCAAATGGGGTAGTGGACGCATTCTCAAACAAGGGGCGTGCGTATACGGCCATTCTTTTTACAAGCAGACATTTTTCTCCGTCGTCACTTATAAGCGCAAATCCTACGTTCAGCTTCTTGCTGTTTAGCACAGTAGAGAATCCCTTGAATTGCTGGTTGTTGATAGTCGCTTGCGCTATTTCAGTGGTTTTCCCAAGAAAATATTCTACCAATTCCTTGCTTACACTTGGAACGGTAGCAGCGAAAGTAATATCTCCTGCTGTACTGGTGACAGCCCAATCCGCTTGCAGACCGTGCACCTTTGTACGGTTTAATGTCGGTTCTGCTTGGGACAAGGAAAGGGTATCTACGGTAACGGGCAAATCAAAATCCGGAGTTACCGTGGCAAAATTTGCAATGCCACCCTTTACCAACATAATGGATGAAAGACCGCTAAATACATCTTTCAATTCCTGCTTTGTTTTCATTGCCATAATAAATAGTTTTAATCGTTTTATTTTATGTTTATTTTATCACAAGGTCAGTCCTTATCAATGTTGCGCTGAACCCTAATCCGTCATTACCTTTCAAAGTCAGTTTGGGGTTTGAGGCAATTATGTAATTGTCGCTGATAGGGAATAGGGAAAGGATGTTTCCTACAATGGCGTCCATTTGTTCCAAGTCTTCCGCACTTCCCTTTTTCTGTCTGACATACACTTCAATGGTGCAATAGGTACGGATATTTCCAAATCCGCTGCCATAGGTCATGGAAGACAACAAGCCGGGCAATGACACCACAATGAAATTATCCATTTGCTTAGGCACAGCAGCGGGACGGTCATTTGTGAACACATTCTCACTTACCGTCTTTGCTGCGTCAAACAATGATTTAAGCGCGTCTTTGTATTTAAAATCCTGTTCGTACCCCATATCATTTCATTGGTTTAAAGGTCATTTTAGCAATGCTTTCCGCGTAATCAAATGTATCTGACAATACATTTAACCCCTTCTTTGACTCCAAGTAGTTAGAATATTCCGTACCTGTACACATCACTAATCCTATGCCGTCACTTGGAGTTTTATATGCTTTGAGGAAATTTACAGAAGTGGTTAAACCGTACTCCCCGTTAGTGTCAACCAAGTTGTATTTTTTTATGGGAATAAACTTACCACTTTCGTAACTTTGGACCATTATCACGCCAATGCCGTCTCCTCTGCTAAGCTTGGGGTGGGTGGGATTTTTTAATCCTTGTGTCACGACGGCGGTAATTATACGAGATAATCCACCTCTATAATAAATTCCAACAGCTAATGAAGTTAGAGTATTTCCGGTTACATTATGGTACTTGGCTGATACTACTCCGTCTTGCAGAAGTCTGATTCCGATTTCTGTTATTCTATCCAGCAAATATTCATCAATGATATTTCTCATCTTTTTTTTGCCTTCTTCCAAGACTTTAGCATTATCTCCCATTTCCCTAATTCTTAGCCAGATTGAAATACAGCGTTGTTCCCATTTCCGTAGGGTAACAATCCGTTACTACACATGATTCAAAACTTTCTCCGTAATCGGTAACATCCACAAGGTCTCCCGCAATGATACCCTTCACAAGTCCAGGAATGTCTATTGCATAATCACTCTTTATGACATTACTTTTTGTAAATGTCCTAAGGCTTGTGCTTCCGTACTTGTTGCATTTCCCTACATACAATACGGTCTCGTTTCCTTCGTCAAAAGATGTTTCTCCGGAAATACGATACACTTTGCATGTATGCGGAAAACGTGGATTATTTACTTTCATAGCGGATACCTTTTATTCATGTTCATACCCAAGTTGACAATTCTGACAGATGATTTACGGACGTTCTCTCCATACAATGCGTATATGTCATTTGCCATTTGCCGAAGGTTACGTTTGTCATAGGCAGAGCTTTGTGTACCACCCTCCTTGTGCTTCCATACACCATTGGCATCCTCTACGCTTCCAGTTACGCTCGGTGTACTTGCGCACCACATATAAAGGTCTGCCCGGCACAAGTCTTTCTGGCGTTTTTCCAACGTGCTGACATCCGTCCCCGGTGCAATTCCCCTGTCAATCAGTATGGTGGAAATAGCACTGTCCGTAACTTCAAAACCGACACAACCACGGAGATATTCCTCTATGGTAGTGCCAGTATTTGTATTTTGAGAATCCTTCATGGTTATTTACCTTTAATGTTCAAGTAGTAGAACCAGCGAACCTTATTAGGAACAACCAATCCGGTCACTTCTGATTTGATTACCTGCGTCATGGTTTCATCATTGAATACCTGACGTATCAGAGTGCGGCCGCCGTCATACAATGCCGTACGGGCACCCGGTGTTTCCATGAAAATAGGACGTCCACATTGTACATCACCCAGGTCTTCATTTGGAACATATGCCAATACTCCCTCTTCAAAGCTTTGCAAATTCTTGTATTGTATAGCTTTGGAAGATTTGTCATATTTCTCCACTACGGATATTGAATCGACAATTCTGATTTCAGCACCGATACGCGTTTCAATGAAAGTTTTGATTGTTTCATCGGGGACAAGATTAGCAAATGCCAACTGCATGCCTTTATCGGAAATATCCGGGCGTGTCGCAACTGTGTACATTTGGCGGAAATACGGAAGGTTAATCAAATCCTCAAAGGTCGTCTTGGAGCATTCCCAGTGACCAGCAGGGGCAAAATCCTTTTCTTGGGAATCGCGTCTTACCTGCCTCATGACTTTTATCGGGTCTATTGTAGTACCCAAAGCTTCTTCCTGCACCGCTTCGCTTTCCGGCTTCTTATACCAGATAGAATCCTTGATATTCTTTTTAGGCACACCGAAATCTATAGTCAATGCAATGCCAAGCGGGTTGTTAGCTGCGTCAATGATTAGCTTACCTTTGTTGGATACAACTTGATTTCGTTGGTATAGGAATGTATTGTAGTTACCACCAAGTAAGCTGTCCACTCCATTAAACAGAAGCTCCATTATTGTAGACTCAATTTCCGGAGTGGTACTGCCGATGGCATCCATCAGCATCATTTTTTCTCTTAGGATTTTGCGGCTCAGTACAATCTCATGCTTGAAGGTTGGCAATCCACCCATTTGCAGGGACATTCCGTCTGTAGATTTGGTTGCGCCATCACTGTCAATATCCACATAGGTCGCCAGCGTGTATGCACGGACTGTTGCTTCTATCTGCTCATATGTGGGATTCAGAGGAATATTAGGATTTAACGGGAACCCCATTTGGGAGAACGTTTGTTCCGCATTGTATTTTTCGGCAAACATGTCATTAATCCATGCTTCCAGCGGTTTATTCCCTGTATATCCCAATGCTGCAAGACCTTTTCCTACAATGTCGTAAAATTCTTTGTTTCTTGTGTACATATTATTCTCCTTTCTTTATTCGTCAGATTCACGCACAAATTCAATCATAGGCAGCTGTGCTTCTACCGATTTGGGAATGCCGCCACCGAACACCCTGTCTGCGTAAATTCTGCCTGCGCGCACAACAGCGCATGTTGCAAGGATACAGCCTTCGGGGATACATACGTCTTCAAATACAAGACCGTTGACATCGGTTAGCTTTCCGCCGGCGGGAGCTCCTTTGACGGTTTCCTCAATATCTCCCGTTACTCCGGTATTTCCTGGAATAAACATGTATGCGTAAAGTTGCGCAGCGGTTTTTTGTGTGAAAGTCACAGTAGCCCCACTACGTTTTACATCCCATTCTGCAAAAGAAGATTTTGCTCCTTCGATTTTGGTAGCTACCAGTTCTGGGGTACTTTCTGATGCGCTTGTTACGGCAACCGAATAGCTTTTTCCGCCTAACACAATAGACAAATCCCCGTTTTCGGATGCCTTTTTAGTGATAGTAAGCGTCACTACTGCCTTTACACCAGTCACTCCATCTGCTGTAATTACCTCTACCTGTTTGCCTGCTCCATTGAATTTTACCATTGTGCCGGCATGTATAATATCACCAGGCTTTAATCCCATTCCGGCGACATCAATCATACCACCACCCTGATATAATTCTCTTACTCTTGACCAAACAGGAAAATTTCCGCCAAATCCCGACTGGGATTGACTGATAGTGTTGAAAGTTCCTAATTGTCTCATTCTTTGTCTGTTTTAATGTGTTTATTGTTTTCGAGGAAGTTTTCCTTGCGCTCTTAGCCGGTCTTTGAATGCTTCACGGCGGCTTTTTGCCTGTTCTTCTCCGGTTTCTGCATATTGGTTGATACTTGGGGAAGCGCCATTCCCGAAAATTGCCTTGTATCTTTTTTCATAATTGCGTTTGGCGCAACTGACAATTTCTTCCACTTCCATATCTTTGGTAATTTTCACGTCAGATATGGCGATATTCAGGATTTCATCGTTACAGATATTTTTGCCCCCGTTTTCAATTTGAGATTTCAACAAGTCCATAGACTGGATTTTTAAGTCATGGATTGACGCGGCGTTTTTCTCCGCCTCTCTCTCTTCCTTCAAAAGCAAAATCTCATTTTCCATTTCCTTTAGCTTGTCGGCAAGGACGTTATCTCCTGCTCCTTCTCTTGAGTCAGGAGAACTCTGTTGAGGTTTGTAGTTTTTCTTAAAACTCTCAACTTGGGTTGCGACATCATGGTTGTACTGCCCTTGCATTCCTTGAAGAAAAGATGTCGCCTTGCTATAATAAGCGTCATCAGGCTCCACCCCTTCTGCTACCGGATTCAATTCTATGTACTTCATTAATGTCTGTGACGAAAGACTGGTTTGTCCTAATCTGGTCGTCAGTTCGGATAAGATTTGTTCTTTCTCCATCGTGTTTATTTAGTTTGTGTTATAAAAAAAAGAGCCTATCAGTGCTTTGTGCACTAATAAGCTCTTAGGCTTGCATATGTAAAATTGCTATTCTTCTATTCTGACGCTGATAAAATTACGACATCTTCGGCATACAGTCCTAAACAATACGCTACCGTGTATTATTTTCACATCGGTCAACTTTTGCCCGCACACCGGACATGTTACAAAATTTCCTTTTTCGCTGGTCTGTTTTTCATCCAGCTTAGCGTCTATCTTTATCATATCACATGATTTAGTATTGCAAATATATAGTATATTTTCTAAAATACAATGCTTTATGTGTATTTTTATATGAGAAATATTAGAAAATTTATAATAAATCGTATATTTGCATTATATATAACTCATAGAGCTGTGATTCAAGCCGGAGTGTGCGGATTTATACTGCATACGCCGGCTTATTTTTTTTATGGAACACGACAAGATTGTATATACGAAGGGTGGGAATAGTGTGCTTACTTACGCACAAGTGGAAAAATTGCGCGAACAGGAAACTTCACTTAATATAATCGCGCAGAGGGGTTGCCAGGAAAAGTTCTTGGCAACCAATGCGGACATTACCATTTTTGGCGGGAACCGTGGCGGAGGAAAATCGTGGGCATTGCTTATGGAGGTGCTGAAAGATATACAGAACAAGAACAACAACTCCATTATTCTGCGAAATGAGAAAGAAGACCTGTCGGGCGTAATTGAGAAATCATATAAGCTGTTTTCCCAATTCGGGAAATACAACAAATCCCAAAATGACATGACCTGGAATTTTGATTGTGGAGGAAAATTGAAGTTCTCGTATTTCGCCGATTCGTTTAAAGATTTTCAAATCCGGTTTCAGGGAAAGGAATACAATTATATAGGTATAGATGAGATAACTCACATATCCTACGAAAAATTCAAATACCTTATCACTGATAATCGGAATGCTTACGGAATACGAAATCGTTTTTACGGTACATGTAATCCCGACCCAGATTCATGGGTACGTAAGTACATAGACTGGTGGATTGGAGAAAATGGACTCCCGATAGAGGAAAGGGATGGAATAATACGTTATTGCTTTATGGATGGGGATGAAATAAACAATGTATATTGGGGAGATACGCCAGAGGAGGTTTACAGGCAATGCAAGTCATTAATTGATTCTTTATGGAAAGATGAGTATGAGAAATACGGATTCAACAAGCTGACCATGTTTGTCAAATCCGCCACGTTCATCAAAGGGAAGCTGGAAGAAAACGTTGCTCTGATTACGTCCGACCCTAATTATGTCGCCAACCTTGCCCAACAGGGAGAAGAACAGCGTGCCCGCGACCTCGAAGGTAACTGGAACTTCAAAGCCTCCGGCGACGACATTCTTAAGATAGAGCACATGGAACGCTTCTTTAAAAATCCTTCTCAATATGGGGACGGTAAGCGAAGGGTATCATGTGATATTGCGTATGAAGGCGGAGACAATCTTGTTCTATGGTTTTGGATTGGGAACCATATCGAGGACGTATATGTAAGCCGGGATAATTCCAAGCGGACGGAAGAGTGCGTTGCATATAAGTTGCGTGAATGGGGAGTCCTGGAGAAGGACTTTGTTTTTGACTTGAATGGGCCTGGACAGGATTTTAAGGGCAAATTCCCAGATGCTGTCAAGTTCAACAATATGGCAGCTCCTATCCCAACGACAAAAGCTGACGAACAATCTATAAAATATATCTATTCTTCCCTGAAATCACAATGCGCTGATATTCTCGTTAAGAAGATTAAGAATGATGAAATTTCGATTAACCCCGATTTGTTGTCGCGTAAGTTTTCAGGAAACGGATATTCAGATATGACACTTTATAATATCCTGATGAAAGAACGCAAAGCCATCCGGGATGCAGACACAGATAAAGGCTTCTCTTTAATTAAAAAGGAAGTGATGAAAAAGTACGTCGGCCATTCTCCCGACTTTATAGAGGCTATGATTTACAGACAGATTTTTGATATAAGAAAACAACACACTAAACCAAAAGGATTATGGAGAATATAAGTACACGACAGATTATGGTACGCCGTCCGTTTCGGAGAATATTGCCAAATGGATACAAACAAGCAGTAGGGGTTATATCTGGCAGCTTGTCCGTTAATGAGCCTTTAGACAATCCAACATATCAGATAATAACTCAAATGGATTTTTTGAGGGAATTTGAGCCGTCCGGACATGCTATAAATGACCCATTGGTATATCCGGACAGATTAAGACAAGACCCTGAAACAAAAGAGTGGTTTAGAGAGTCCGTTATCAGATGTGCTTTTGCGTTTCAGAGGATTATAACAATCAAACACCTGGTTCATCTTTGTGGAAACGACATTCAATTTGAGTTGGAAGGGGATACCGAAAATGAAAAAGTAAAGGATACATTTTTTAAGTTTCGAACCGGATGGGCTGTAAAGGACATGGAGATAGCATGGTATGAAGCGGCAAAATCCGTAAAGATAACGGGGGACACAGCATTTGTAGGTTATCTCCGAAAAGGAATTTTCTATTGGAAAGTCCTTTCTTTTGAGAAAGGAGATACGTTATATCCCCATTTCGATAATGTTACAGGGGAGCTTACATTGTTTGCCCGTTCCTATTCCGATTTTGACAATAATGGAAATACAGTTACAGACTGGCTTGAAGTTTGGGATGAGAAATATCTCCGTCGCTTTAGAAAAGGGAAAGGGGCGTACAACAAAATAAAGCAAGTGATAAAGAACTTGTTTGGATTAAGCGGATACGAACTCATATCTTCTCAGGAACATGGCTTTACATTTATCCCTGTGGCTTATCACAGAAATGAAGCCGGCGCTTGTTGGTCTCCTTCACAAGACAGCATAGAGCAATATGAACTTGCTTTTTCGCAATTGTCACAAAACAATACAGCTTACGCCTTCCCGATTATGTATTTCAAAGGAGAGGGAGATAGTATTAATATAGAGGGAGGGATTGATGGCACTATAAAGTGTATATCAATGGGACCGGATGATGAAGCCGGTTATCTTAACAAGCAAGATGTTTCCACTGCCTTTACCAAGCAGCTTGATACTTTATACAAGTTAATCTATGAGCAGTCTTTTGCGGTAATTCCACCGGAAGTAAGAAGCGGAGACCTTCCAGGTGTAGCCATAAAGCTGCTTTATTCTCCTGCTTTTGAAAATGCCATGAAGGATGCCCAAGAATATAACCATCTCATTGACGATATGGTAAAGATATTCACTTATGGCTATGGGGTGGAAACCGAAAATCTTATCGACTTGCAAAATTTGAATGTATATGCTTGGATAAAGCCGTATATACATCTGAATGAATCTGAACTTCTACAAAATCTTGCAGTTGCTGTTCAAAACGGGTTCTTGTCCCGACAGACTGCAAATGAGCAAATTCAGATGTATAGCAATCCTCGTGACTGGGATAGGATTATGAAAGAAAAGAAAGAAGAACAGCAGGCTGATATTCTTTATAAATTGAAATCCCAGCAGGTATCCGCCACAGATAATGAAGTTGAACATAATCCGGCAGGAGACGACAAGCTATGAAGCAACCTACAAAAAAACAGATACAGGATGCCAAGGATTTCATAAAATTACGTTTGCAGGCTGAAATATCTATGCAAAGTCATTTGGAGGAGCTTCTTGTACAAGCGGCAAAAGAGATTATAGATATATCATTCAAGTATGATATTCAGCCTGCAATGTTCCGGTTCTCTGCAAATGAGAACTTAAAGCGGGACGTAAGCGAAGTACTCCGTAAGTTGCGTGAGTTAATTTACGATTACACGGAAACTCTTTCTGTATATGACAGAAAGGAGGAAAGAGATGCAATTGTAGATTTTATAAACAGGGAAGACCACGGGAAGACATTATCAGAGCGTATCAGCATTTATTGCAACCGATTTCTGTATGAAGTGGAAGCTGCCATTGCAGCCGGTCTGATAGCCGGAATCGGAAAAGATAAAATAAAGGATAGCGTAAGGTCTTATCTTAATTCACCTTATACCAATCCTTATTTTAAACGGGCGGTCTATAATGGCGGGGCTGCTGCCACACGTATTAAAACAGATGGTGTGAGTTATGGAGTAGGGAAGTCTAATTCCGCTTACAACTCGTTAAATACCCTTACCCGCTTCGCCGTAGGTTCTGCATGGATGTTGTTTTGGGGGCTTGAACATAAGGATAAAGGATATACGGGCTTTTATTCGTACCGTGGGAGCAGTTACCCATGCTCTTATTGCGACAGCATGGTTGGCTATCATCCCATATCCGACTATCAGAACCAGTGGCATATAAGATGCTGCTGCTATTTTGTGTTTGTATAATTAAAAATCATAATAATATGTTGAGAGGGAAGGAAGAAAAAATAACATTCAGCAAAGGATTGGGTTCTGAATGCAGAAAAGCGGGAATCAGTATAAAAGAGAAGGCTTTTGCCGACCTTTTAGCGTTAGGATGGAAAGACAAGGACGCCTATCTTATTTCCGGTCTTTACAATCCGGTATATAACCTGGAGATAAACAAGAAGAACATGAATATCCTTTTGTCCGACGATAAAGACTTCATGGACTATTTGACCTCTGCAAGCAGAAAGATTAAACGCAGGCAAAAAGAGAGCGAGAAAGAGGATGATATATTGGTAGATGGTATTAGTGAGGAAGATATTGCTTCCGAGCTATCAAAAGAAAACCAGCTTCGTAAACTTATCGCTGCCCGCAAGAAATATGACGGGAAAGAGGGATGCAAGGAATGGATAGACCTCACCAAAATGATAGCAGACATTACGCAAATCAAAAAGGACGAAATAAAGGAAGAGGACACCACAGTGCATTTCTATCTGCCACTTTCATGCAATAATTGCTCCTTGTATCTTGCTGCTAAAAAGAAAGCCGGGAAATAAATCCCGGCAGTTGTGTATCCTTCTAATCCTTAAACTTCCCACTTTTCACTTGCCAAATGCAATCAGCAGCCCATTGAACAAGATACGCCCTTGCCTCTCCATTATTGAAATTAAACCAGCCCAATTCAAATGAATCGGATATAAAGTCTGTGATGTGGCTTGCTTCGTGGGCGGCAACCCCAACGGATAATCTGTCTTTTCTGAATATTCCGCAAAATATACCAATCCAACCGCTTTTTTTATCGCTGACAGGATAACAAGTCGCAATAGTAAACGTGTTATTTCCTAATACTTCTGATGTAAAATCAGTACGCTCCATTTTATCAGTCAAGGCATAGAATTTATTCTGCATATCTCCCAATGATGGGTTAATTCCTACCCACAATCTGAATGGGTATATTGTCGGATTAAACTCGTGTATTTGGTATTTATTCTCCAACATGGTTACTAACTTTTAATCGAAATACATTACTTTCTGACCTATACACACCTTAAAGCGGGAAGCATCTCTGAATATTGAGTAATGTCGTTAGGATTCCTTTTGTTGATGAAAGCACCTGTACGCTTATGATATCTGATACAAGCATTTTCGGGCGATTTAGCCAACACTTCTTTCTCGTTACTGAAACCAAACAATAATTGTTCTCTGTGCGATACCTTGTACCACTTTACTTGGCTTCTTATCTTTCTGAAATATTTTGCTTTCATGGTTATTTCTCCAACTCTTTTTTCATTTCATACATCTGCCTTTCCTCTTCAATAATCTTAGCGTCTTCTTCGTCAGATATAGGTTTAGCATCCGCACGGTCAAGGGCACTCCCTATTGCCTTTAATACATCCACCTGTAACTCCACATCAATGCAATTGGCAACATATTGGGCATTACGCACTATAAGCATTGGCAGGTTATCTACCTTGTCTTCTAATGGAGTATTATTCAGCATCATAAACATCACACTTCCTGCCCCATATTCAACAGAGAAGTCCCCGCTTACGGTTGATACCTTAATAAAAGGCAAACCGCCTTTCTTGTACTTGACAAAAGTCATGTTCCCGATTTGTGTCTTTCCGAAATCCATAATCCTTATTTTTTTATTTTGTTGTTGTAAAACATATATTCTTCCCCTTTGTGTTGTATGAGTTCCATGCCGAACCTGTCACATATCAACGCCATACGGCTGCTTGGATTGGGGACGACAATGTCACATCCCTTTTCCTTTAAGGCATTGAGCAGATGTAAAAAGTTGCCTCTTCTTTCTTCCCGGCTTATTATTAAAGAAACTAATATGGCATTGCCACGTTTCCATAAATAGCCTGAAAACTTGTCCGAAGTAAAACCTATTTCCTTTGCAAAATCGCAGTCAGGCGGAATACAACCTCTTTCAATCTCTTTTTTTGTGATATGTAGTATCGTATCATTCTTCATATTTAATCCTCATTCAGGAAATCTTCGTCCGAATATTCCCAACCTTCAAACAGATTGGTCTTCGCCTCTTCCGCAATATTGGGCACGTGTCTCATAAAGTTATTCACAATATCCTCGTTGCCACACCACAGCGTATAGACATTGCTGTATCCCTTATCTGCACGTTTTTCCCGTACGTATCCGAGCGAAAGCATGTCAATCCCCAACTTCCTTTGAGACACCGGGATGACCCCGTTCTTTTTACAAAACCGTTCATAGTTCTTGTATATATCCGAGGATGTCAGCTCTATGGAACCGCTCCCTTCAAATTCTTCCGGTTGGCACTCTTTGTATTTGAAATATTCCGAAATACTCCCGTCCACGAGTTTCCCATCCTTTCCTGTAGCGCTCGACCGTATCCGTTCCAGTTTCAAATCAATCTTCCCGCCCAAGTTCTCAGGCATCCGCCAATTGTTCTTTTTAAGTTCGCACAGCCCTTTCACAATCCAAGCCATTATACCGGCATGTTCCGCTTTCATTCTTTCTGCGAGCATGGTGTCTCTCTTTTCCACCGGTATTGTCTTGTCAAAGTTCAGCACCAGGGCGCGGCGCTGCATACTCTCGTCGTCAGGGTCGTCACGGTTCAGGAAATCTTTCGGCTGCCAGCGGTAGTTGGAGTTGCACAGCATAATAGGAGGTCTCTGCATCATCGTGATATTCCCGCCTATTCCTCGGCAGGCAATCGGCTCTCCGCTGGATATAGCTTTTATAATGCTCATGTCCTTGAAATCACCCCGGTTGCTTTCCGTACAGTACATAAGCCTTTTCCTTGACATAGAGTAGGCGGCGCGTAACTGCTCATCCCCACCTCTTGCAAACTGGCTCATCTTTATATTTAGTATTTCATCCTCTCCAAACATATCCTTTAGAACCCGGTAAATAACACTTTTACCGTTCGCACCAGTACCTTGCAATATAAGGAAATATTCAAAGCTTATATTTTTCCTATTGACAAGGCAAGCACCGAGGAACATCTGCAATATCCTGCGCTTGTGCTTTTCCGGCAATACGCCATCCAGCTCTTCCGTAGGTATCCAGCTTTCTCCAAGAAAGCTTCTCCAGGTAGGACAGTTGAAAATCTCCTTGCGGTCATACTTGAACGGATACATCTTCACACAGTCAAACTTCGGAGAGTGCGGGTAAGTCTTTAAAGTGTTCATGTCAACCACGCAATTAGTAAAGCACATAATGCTAAGGTCGGGTTGTAGCTCATGGTCTCTAATGACATTTATTATCCGGTTCATGTAAGAATACATAATCTTATTAGTTCGGTCACGGGCGGCAACACCCATTTTCTCAAGCCACCTGTCTACGGCATCATAGAGCACATTGTAGTCCATGTACTCGTATATCTTTCCTGTAAAAACATACAACGGAACACGGTAATCGGCAATGTCTTTCGTTACAACACCATATCCCTCCCGGAACAATCCTTCAAGACGCCTGCCGTATCTGTCTGTACGTTCCGGATTGCTTGTAACCAAAGATATATCCCTGAATGTAGAGGCGTATTCGTCGCAATGTTGCGACAGCAGACCGAGCACATAATCCTTTAATTCCCTTCTATTCATTGTAAGTCGCTCATTTTGTGTTTAAAAGAACATAACGCATGCTCCTATAGGCGCATTTTATGAAAATAACCTTTTTTCTTTTATCTGTAAAGGCTAAATACATATATCTATGTTCTTTATCTTCATTATGCAAATATACAACTATTTGATTATAAAACAAGTAAATTTTCTAATTAATATGCGTTAAAGCATAGAAAATTACCCAATAATCGTCTATATAGTGCAAAAATGTAAAAATGCAATGGTTGATTTGTTGTAAAATATCATTACAAATTAGTGGAAAATGAAGAAAATAAAAAATTTTTAGGCGAGGTGACTACGCCGATTTCCTTACAAAAATAAAGGGGGGGGGGGGCTATTTGCAGGGCGTTTGCAATGTATTTTGTTGTATAATAGTTATTTGCTGTTTACATTATACATATAATATAAAGTTTGTGTTTGTTTACATTGTTGCTACCCTCCAGTCCTGAGAATAAAGTAAAGGCTGTCACAGCGCAGCCGAAGACACCCAATACTATTAATAAATAAAATCAATATTACATGTCTGTGTTATAGATAATACCTATTAATCATTGTGCTTCGTTAGCGTCCTATGCTTATTTACGTTGTCTATATATACATCTTATAATATAGATTAAATCTATTACGTCAGACACTCCGTCAAGAGCCTGCATATATTTATATTATCTATATGTTTTATTGTTAATATAGATTATTTCTATTGTATTTAAAGTGTTTATTATGTTTGTTATGGTATTATATATTTACATATCCTTGTGGCTGTATTCCGTGTTATAAGTGTTTGATATATAGTGTATTATGTTACATCTGTTGTATATTTTATAATATGATTATTTTATGAAAATATTTTGCAATATTCTTTGCTGTTTACTAAATAATTCGTATCTTTGTAATGTAAGAAAGAGATAGATATAAGGTTCTTGTTCTTACAGGCGTGTTATTAAGTGTTGGAATAAAAAAGAGAGCCTTAACACTGCAATGTTAAGACCCTCGTAGGTTGGGAATACTTAAAGAAGTACCCCCCCCAGACTGGAGGCAAAAGTACTTCTTTAATTTCTCACCTGCAAATATTCTTCCATTTATTTATATACTTGATACAAATACGTTTTAGTCTTATTGTGTTAGGCTTCTGGTATCGTGCTGTATTGGTTTATGTGTACACGCTATAATGTTGAATCATTAACAATTTAAACTATAACATCATGAAAGCAATGAATTTCTACACTGCAAACGGTTGGGCAGGTTCAAACTATGACAGCAAGTTAAGTACAAAGGAAATCGCCGCAAAGGTCAGGGTTTTTGCAAAGAAGAATTTCCCGGGCTTTAAATTCTCTGTACGTTCTGAATGGAGCATGTACACGGATTCAATGTATATTGAGCTAAAAGAAGGCACTTGCATTCCTTTTGTTGAAGGTTCAAGAAGTGCAGAACGTGGCTATATGTCCACGATGAGTACCGTAAAGGGATGGGAAGATGAGTTAACGCCGGAAATGTTCAAAGTGCTGGACGCTGTTACGACTTATGCAAGTTCTTTCCGTTACGATGATAGCGACGGTATGCAGGATTATTACGACACTAATTTTTATTTAAAGATAAAAGTGAGTGATGAATATAAGGTTGTAGAGCCGAAAGCAAAGAAAAGCAGCGTTAAGGCTGAAAAGGTTGAGGAAGCCAAAGAAGTGGAAGCCGTGACGGTTGAAGGTCTGGAAATCGTGGACTATTCAGAAAAGGCGGTTGCTGTGTTTGGCGATACGAAGGCTATAAAAGAGCACTTAAAGGAACTGGGCGGACGGCTTAACCCTTCTTTAAATTATAACGGAGAAAAGCGCGCCGGCTGGATATTCAGCAAGAAACAAGCGGACAAGGTGAAAGAGTTGATAACGCCTACAGAGTTGCCGGCGCTTCCTGAAGAAATATATATCCCGGAACTTGCGGAGGAAACGGGACCATTTGAAAATATCCATTTAATTGAGACGGACAACTTTAACGGCGTGCGCTATTACGATATTGAAGGCGCGGGAATCATGACCAGTGCGAAAGTACGTGCAGATATACAGCCGGGCGATGTTTTCAATGTATATACGGATGGAGAACGTAAGTTTCGCGTAACCTATGACGGTGTGAGCGTGAAAAGCAGCTTAAAAAAAGATTTACCCGGTATAATTGAGTTTAACGACAAAATAGAATCGGGCACGCTTAGTACCTCATCACATTACACCCCGCTTGCGGAGGGTGTAGAATTTTACGAGAAGAAAGTAAAAGGAAAACGTTACATCGTAAAGGATAAGCTGTTAGCCCTTGGATATTACGGCGTATTAGACAATTTGGACAACTGTATAATAGAATGCTATCCGACTAAGAAAGAAGCCGATAAAGAGGCGGAAATGCTTAACACGCATATAGGCGAAAACGGACGGTTAAGAAGTATTATATAATTAATATAGGAGGATATAATATGAAGGCTAACGATATTGTTATAAATGAACGCGAATTGCTTAATACAAAAATATATAATCCGGAATTTGATAGTATCAAAAGTATTCCGTGTATAATGGTGTTGCGGTTGATGGATACAGAGGAATACGGGTGCGACTATTGCGGGGCCTTGAATCTGGTTTTAGAACTGTTCCCGGAAATTGACCAGGCGGAGCTTGAAAAAGAGTTAGACCAGTTCGTATAAATGTATGTTAGGTATTATGTTATTGTTATTCGGTGCCGTGTTGTTTATCAGCGGTACCGATATAGAGAGAATCAAGGAATTTATAAACGATGAATCAGATAAATTTTAAGGATATGGATACTACAGTAATAAACGATACAAAACGGATTATTTCACAAATGAATACGGGCAACGAATGCGATTATATGGAGGCGGGATATTTGTATTACGGAATGGGGTTGTACGGGTATTCCAACGATGTGATAAAATCCGGGTGCGAATACACAAAAGGCAAAAATGATTTGTTTTCTCATCTGGTGCCTACAATTGAAAACGTATCGAAATTCATTGCTTACATACACAAGGAGCTAGGAATACTATAATTATAATTACTCCGGCGTGGAGAACAACAAGCGGAGCGACACCGCCGCCGGGAACTATTATAAACCAATAAAATAAAGACAATGAAACGTAAAGAATTAGACAACATTTTACGCAACTTGTTAGTTGCCGGGAACATTGTAACCGTATCATTTGAACAAATGAAAGATATTCGCAAGGAGTTAAACCGATTTGTAAAGCCTGTACAAATAGAGGTTATTAATAGTGATTTTGAAATGGTTTCTTTCCGCGAGCTAAGATAATAACTGATAAAATAAAACAATCATGCAAACAATTATAGTAACAGTAAACCAGCAGGGCGAAAAAACAGCCCTGCAAATAGATGACAAGGTAATAGCAACCATAGCAAAGGATAGTTTCAATAAAGGGCGTTATTGCGGCTCTTTCGGAGCTTTCGGTTGTTGCAATAACAGCCGTTACCCTGATGCTGTGGAATTTATATCGGGGTGCATAGAAAATCACTTTGCCGGTTTTGGTTTGAATGTGGTATTTGAATAAATTTATAGCCAAAACGAATTTAATATAAGGAGGAAATAATATGTATTTAGGTTTTATTCTTTGGGCAATTGTTCTGGTAGTAATACTATGGAACATCAACCCAGCGCTGGTTATTACGTCAGCTTTAATAGGAATCGCTATGGCGATAGGAAAAACAAAAGATAATAAATCAGGTGAATAATATGGAGACTTTAAAGGAAGTGTTTTTGAAGAAATACCCGCAATACGGAAAGGTGTTGCGGGTGTATGAAGAGGTTAACGAAGTGGAATGTACATTCGACAGCATAACAAAACCGAGGTTGTACAACTTTGTTCAGGCTCTTAATGAAAGAGTAGCCACCAATAGCGCTAAAACCTATTGCGCTATGCTTAAATCCATTCTTAACCTGTACAGCGATATGTATTCTTTTCCAAAAGGTTTTGAGGCTATATTGACCTTAAAAAAGGACGCTACGCAAAGTACGTGGCTAACGGATGACGAGATAAAAACGTTATTGGCGTATAATCCTATTAATGAAACGGAACGCGCTGTAAAAAACTGCTTTTTGCTCGGTTGCCTTACAGGCGCCAGACATTCGGATTATATAGAATTTACAGAGGACAACATAGTAGACGGAAGACTGATATATGTTTCACGGAAAACCAAGATTAAAGCGGAGATACCGGCGGCTCCTGCTGTGCTCCGGATATTGAAAGAAAACCGGGAATACGGTATCAATGAACGAAAGGTTTCGGATGTAACCTTTAACGACACAATAAGAAGTATATGCCGGCGATGCGGGATAAACAAGCGTATAAAACTGTACCAGGCGGGCGAATATATAACCGGTGAAAAGTGGGAATTTATTTCTTCGCATTCCGCCCGGAAGTCTTGCGCAACCAACTTATATTTAAGAGGTGCGGACTTGTATTCTATCAGCCGAATGTTAGGGCACTCCAGTGTAACGATGACCGAAACGTATATATGCTGCGGGCTGCGTGAATTATCGGATAAAATAATGGGATATTTCAACGGGTTTAAATAGATTTGCACCTGATTTTATATATACATAAATATTTTATGGCACAAGAAAGTAAATACGCATACGACGAAGATAGTGTAAAGGCTATTGTTCATTGGGCTTTAACGGCTCAACTGCCCACTCAAATAGAGTTAAGCGAATCGGAGAATATATTCGACGTAAAGAAATACATACAGGCGAATATACACGATATAAACCAGCATTTTCCTGACCCGTTTTATAACCCGTCAATTGACAGACTGTACAGATTAAAAGAGTTTATTGAAAGGCAAGAATGATGTTATAACCCAGTGGGTCTTTTCACTTGTTTTGGGTTGAATTTAACCCACTGGGTTGTTTGGGTTATAACTTGCTATCCATCTTTTCAAATTCTTCCTGCACGGACTTGTTTAGCACCTTCGCGTATATCTGGGTTGTCTTTATATCTGTATGTCCCATCATTTTGGCAAGGTTTTCGATTGATACGCCCATATTCAGAGCCATTACCGCAAAACTGTGTCTTGCCATGTGGGAATGAAGGCTTTGCTTTATCCTTGCAATTTCCTGAACGACTTTCAACCTTAAATTATATTGGTAATTGCTTATTATCGGTAGCTTGAAGTCGTATTTTCTCAATATTTCCATTGCGGGTTTTAGGAGCATAAGAAAGTATTCTTCTTCTGTTTTTATTCTAATATCTCTAATAAAAAATTTGCTTCCTTTTTTGATTACTCCGCAGAAATCGAATTTGGACAAATCTGCATAAGACAGACCGGTGAAGCATTGGAAGACGAATAAGTCTCTAACCTTACTAATGCTTTCTGATGTTATTTCTAAGTTCTGTATTTGCTTTATTTGGTCTATGGTAAGGTATTTTATTCCTTCGCTTTTTCCGCGGTCAAATTTGAGCCTATTATATGGGTTGTCTTTTAACAACTCATATTTAATAGCTTCATTTATATATCTTTTCAAGCGTTTATGATAGCCATGAACGGTTGTCTGTTTATTATATTTCTTATGTAGGAAATCGTCATAATACATTATGTTGGCCGTTGTTATGTCGGAAAAATAAACGATTCTACCAAATTCTTCTAGAGAGTTAATTAATGTGGCATGGGTATTTAAAGTCCCCTTTCTTAAATCTGTTCTTTCGCTTACCCGGCGCTTTATGAAGTCAAGAAAACTCTCTTTCTGCTGTGAATACTTTAGGAAATGCTCCAGCTTTTCAAAGTTAAAGGGCTCCTTATTCTTTATAAGGGAGTTGATAAATTCGTTTATATTCTGTATCTGTGCATCGAGTCTTTCGTTCAGATCTATGGACTGAACTGTATTCTTGACTTTGTTTTTTTCACTCCATTGGTCGGAATATAGCCTAACGCCTGTACTAATCCATTTCCTTTTCCGTTCAAATAATATTTCTATCTGAACGGTTCCTTTTGTTGTCTTGCTTGCTGTGTGTTTCCGGTCAAACACAAATCTTACTGTTGGGTACTTCATAATTTAAAAGATTTGGTATCACACAAGGGTATCACATTTGTTGCACATTTCATGAAATACAATGAAATATAGTGAACTAAAATGAAACAAATATAGAACCGCGTTTGTTCGTATAAATCATTGATAATTACATAATATGCTGATAATAAGAAAAAAGGGGTTACATTTCTGTAATCCCTTGCTGTGATTCGCTTGGGATTGTGTTATGAAACTTATTTATTTGATTATCATATTGTTATATATGTTTATTACTACATGGTATCACAATAGTATCTTTTTTATTTCGCTAATCTGTTGTTCGTATTTCCAGGTATCATCTATCATATTTCCTTTTCCAGAGCATAGCCATTTGACATTAAGCATAGGGAAAGCTTCGGAAATCCGGGATATTATATCACTTCCTATCGTCCCTTTTCCTTTTCCGCTTTTATCCGAATTACTGATATACCCATTGGCTATATTGCAGTATAACTCAAAGGAGCTATATCCTTTTACAATTTTCAGTTCATACCTTGCATAGTGAGCAAATGCCTTTAGCCTATCTATCGCCCTTTCGTTTTGTTCTGTATCTTTTTTCATTAAATATTTAGTAATAATTTTATTTCACAAAAACATGCTTAATAACATATTAATATTCAAAACATTTATTGAACAATGATGTTATATGTTATACAAACTGTCATTTTAACAAACAAAGTAATAATCATGGAAGAAGTTAACCTTTCTGCGCCCTGTATGATGAAGCAAATTAAAATTCTTACGCAACAATTACTACGACTATCCGAGGACCTTGAATTGGCCCACGAAAGAATTTCCGTATTGGAAAAAGACTTTGAAACGCATAAATCTGAACTGCACCATAAACATCCGGTTTGTAAAATGAATATATTACATTCAAAAGTTACCGGACTTTAAAAATAAGCAAGGACAGCCCCTACAAATAAAATAGGGGCTGCTATTAAGCTGTCTTTTTTTTCTTCCAATACATTTTTTACGTCTAAAAGCGCTTGTTCAAGCTCGTTAAACTGTTTTTCCAGTTTGCCAAAAAGCCTCTCGTATCTTGAAACGGTTGTTTCATACAGCCTTGACAGCTCATCGTAAGAGAGAGACACGGAATCTGTGTCCTGCTGACTCGAACCGCTATCTTCATCTTCTATGAACATAGGTCCTTTGCCGGTGAGGATGTAGTTGGCGTTGACTTGGTATGTTTGGCAAAACTCTTGCAACGTATTCATAGATACACCGCATATTCCACGCCTTATTTTAGACATGGTGGCTTTTGATAGATTTTCCAAAGTGTTCCACACCTTGTAATCGGTAAGTTCCAACTTTTCTATCGTCTCTAAAAAACGATAAGTGTAATCGTTAAACGCTTCCATAATTTATATTTTTTTTAATCAGTGACCAAAATTGTTACTACAATATTGCTGGTAACAAAAAGTATTACTATCTTTGCATCTGTAACAAGTAGCAGTTGTTGAATGACATAGTTTATATTATCCCTTTCCGGGCTAATTATATGAGATGAATCCTGTGATAGCTGCTACCTATTACGGGATTCATTCTTTATATAAAATACAATCGGTCAATGGACATACTTAATATACCAATAGATATAATCAAAAGATACAAGGCAAGCAAGGCTGAAAAAGAATTGCTTGCCTTTGCTATTGGCATCAAGTGTCTGTATTCAAATTCTGTACTTACCGATGTAACCCCTTATAAAGTGATGAAACTGTTTCATATTTCTCACGATAAAGCCAAACGCCTTATTAACGGAGCATTAAACGACAGTTTTCTGTTTTCCGTAAAAGGAGGCAGCTTTCTTGCAAACACTTTTAAAAGCAAGGAAATCAAAAGGTCAATAGGGCGTACGCCTTTTATTTACACCTCTGATTATTGCTATAAACTGAATAAGAAGGAATATTCAATTCGCATGCTTGTGCATGAGCTGAACTGTATTATGCTTCTTTGTGCAGTCAATTCTATTGATAGAGACAACTTTCCGCAGAGTAACGGGAAACCGAAACAAAAACGTTGTGCCCTTACCAAGGATTTGACTTTGCGCAAACTTGGAAATATATCCGGTTCAAGCAAAAGTACCGCACACAGACTGATGAATGAAATGTTCCGAAACGGAGTAATCTCCAAGACAAGGGCGCACGGGGAAATGGTTATCCATACCGTGAATGCCAACACCATTGAGGAGTGGCGCAAAAGAACGGGAAGGAAACATTTTATCTATAACCCCAAAGACGGAAGCGGATGGATTGTCATTCCTTGTTCTTACTCTATATGCGACAGAGGGACTACCGAGAAATATAAGCACGTTATTTATAATCACAAGAAGCGTGTAGAATCATCAAATCTCAAAGTGTCCAAGCATCCTGTTTATGAAAATCCGTTTGATAATCCCATTAACGCTGCTTATTTATGATATTTCTATTTTGGGAACATATATTATTTACAGAGAGAATGGGATTACACAGCGTATATAAACACATACGTGCGTGATAATTTAATATATAAAATATTAAGACAATGAATAGATATTATACATTGAATTTGAATAATAACCGATTGTACAACATTTCAAAGAACGGATTATGAAAAATATGCCAAAACAGAAAAACCGTATAACTAAACAGACCAGCAATTTCCTCTCTCATAGAGCGATAAGATACACTCCAAAAGAATTGGAAGAGCTGAGGGAGTGCGCTATGATACTCCACAAGGTAGAGGATGCCGAACTTCGGGAACTATACAAGAAACGAGATGAACTACATCCTGAAAACCATCTATCAAACGGTGATTCTTTATGTCAAGAATCAGAGAGACTAGCTCTTCTTTTTGCTGTTTCGTTATCTCTATTGTCTTTAATTCTTGCATGCTTAGTTTTATCTTATCATTAATTAATTTATTAGTTATGAAATCAATATATCAAATCTATGCAGATACATTTAAGGTGCGTTCTTTATTGGAGCAACCGAAAGTAGGTTTACTAAAAGAACAGCATTCTCAACTTTTGAAATGTCCATTGCTGAAAGAAGTATGTCCATTAAAGAATCAATTTGCTCTTTCTGAAATTTCTCCGACATTAAAATTGATTTTCTTGCAATTAAGATATTGACTATACTCGTACATTCATTCTGTTTTCCCAGGCTACACAAATGATATATAGATGATATTCCATGAAGATACAACTGAAATATATCAGAATTGCTTTTCTCTTTTTTATTGTCATACATCATAAACATTGCAGATTGAAATTCAAACAGATTGTTTGTCGAACGTATGTATATATCTCTTTCCTGCTTGTTTATTTCCCTCCTTAAGTCTTTTATATCTTTTAATTCCTCCTTTACATTTATTGCGGTGTATATCTGCCACCCGATAAGTATCGTTACAAGCAGCGCTAACATTCCCACTATCACCCCTTGATAGTCCATTCCCAAATCAGAGGTATGCGGATATGTTCTACATAGAGCCGCCACAGATACCATGATAGATATTGCAGACAATATTAGCGTTATTGTATTTCCATACTTACTCATAACAATATATTAATCAAAACTTTACACAAAACATGTTTTATAACATATAAAATAGTAGCATAAAAAGTTACTATTTTATTGTGGTAACAAAATAAGTCACTATCTTTGCACTGTTGTTAGAACGAAAGAACGACAACAACAAGACATAAAAAATAGAAGCAACCATAAAAGCCGCTTGTATTTGTTTTTATGTCGGCGAATATAGCTATTTTCTATGAAAAAACAAATAAAGTGAGAAAATTTATATAATAAATGATATGAAAATAACAAGAGAAGATATTTTGAAGATTAAACCAGGAACTTCGCTTACTGTACGTCTAAGTGATTACAGAGCTTGCGATTCGGCGAGAGCTGTTGCTTATAGAGCCGCATTAGCAGACCCAAGACCGGATGTAGAGAGATATAAGGTGTCTATTAATACGAAAACATGGGAAATTACAATTACAGCCGTTAAAAAGTTATGACTCGCACAGAAGCTAGAATATTAGCAGAAGAACTGTACAAACTTATGCGCAAGGACGTGAAAAGGATTGTAGAGGAAACAGTGATTGAATGTTCGGATGAATGGGTTGGGGTAGGAGAGGCTGCTAATATTCTTGGGTGCAGTGTTGGTACTTTATATAACAATATATCTAATATTCCTCATACAAAGAACGGCAGACTTCTTCGATTTAAGAAATCGGAATTGATTAAATATTTGGAAAGATGAAACCCTACAACTTAAACAGAATCACTTCTCTGCTTCTTCGGATTGCTCTAATAATAGCAATCATGGCGGGATGTATATACAGCAGCCGTGTAGAATACAACGATGATGTATTATCTGGCATGAGTTCCGATAAGTATGACTTCATCAGAAGCCAGATAGACGACAGCTCACGGTCGGCGGTAGTATCTGAATATATGAACAACAAGCAGTATTACGACAGTCTTGACTATTAAAACCGCGTTGTGTGAACAACGCTCCTTCCTCTTAGCTCAGCCAGGCAGAGCATCGCTATGGTTACTTGTTCGAAGGTTTAGTATCCGGTAATTTCCGGTTAGCGAAGGTCGCACGTTCGAGTCGTGCAGAGGGAGCAAAATACATAGTTCTTTGACGTATTGAATGTGAAATAAGGTTTAAGTATTTGATATTTAGACTTATTTCAATATAACCGAGGATTACGGATAGCGGAAACGCGGTGACTCCGTATAGGCTTGGTTATCGTAATTGTCTCTTCGCACCGAAATGTCCTACGGTAGAGAGTATGCGGTTTGGGCACCCGTATCGCAAGAGACAAAGGTCATAAAGACAACATAAGCGTCCGATACAGTCTTAAATCGGTATAAAGTATGCGGTGGTAATGAAAGGCGCCCGTACACGCTTATTATATATAATCCCGTGGCTCACCCTAAGGCGAGTGGTAAGGCTTAACATCGGAACGCTCACGGGAACAATAATAACCAAATAATCAGAATTATGAATAAGTACATCAAATTAATAGCACTTTTGATTATCGGAATTGCTATTGGGAACAGGATTTTTAATCACCTACACGCTTGGCTAGGCGTAGCAGTAATATCAGCCACTATAATTTATTTTTTTTATAAACTAATTAAAAACTTAAAAAATGAAGAGATTGATTAATCTGACATTGGTTTGTATGACCTTATTGGTATTCGCTTCTTGCGAAAGAGTAGCCCCTAACTATGCTGGGGTTCTGATGGAGAACTACGGTAAGCAAGGGAAAGAGGATTTCAAGGTGGTATCGGGTAGAGTTTCCACTTGGGAATGGGGTACAGAGTTGTTTCAAGTCCCATTATTTGACCAAAGAGGTGAATTTGCCAAACCTGTCACTTTGAAAGCTGCCGATAACACAGAATTTAATGCACGTCCCACCTATTCATATAAAGTTATAAAAAATAGGGCTGTTGATGTTGTATTCGATAATAAACATATAGATAAAGCCGATACGGAATCCGGGAAAGATGGTTTTATGCAAAGCCTTGAAGACAATATACTTGAACCGCGTATTTATGACTTGATAAAAGAAGAAAGCCGAAAACATAAGACAGACAGCTTGATGGCTGATGGCGGTTCTCTTCTTTTTGAAAAACGGCTGGAACAGATAGTAGATAAAGAATTTGAGAAAAGAGGGCTTCAATTGTTGACTTTTTCCGCGCAGCTTGAATTTTCAAGAGCAGTACGTGAAAAGATTGATAGCCGTAATGAGGTTAATACCAATATCTCAGTGTTAGACCAGCAAATAGCAGAACAGAGAAAACGAAATGAGCTTGAACAGTTAAAGACAGAACAGGCTCTAATTACGTCAAGAGGATTGACGAAAGAAATCTTATACAAACAATTTATTGATAAATGGGATGGCAAAACGCCCTTATATGGGATTTCTCCTGATTTCTTAAAAATTACTCAATAAGCCTGTGAGGGTGAATAATTCATGATATATGTTTAATATAAACAGTCCCGTCCACGTGCTGGTCGGGAAACACTGCGACATGGTGGAATGGTAGACGCAGCACTCTATGATAGGAATGTCAAACCTTAGATGTGCGGAGCTTGACAACTCGTCCCGGTTCGAGTCCGGGTGTCGCAACATCTTCACTACAGATGAAGTATTTGTTTAGTTGTAGCCGGGCGGTCTGTGAAGATAGTCCGGTTTTTATTTGAAACCCATTAATAACAATTATATGAAAACATTACAATTAAGTGAACAAAAAGCCCGTGAACTATATCGGAGCGGTTCAAAAGAACTAAAAACAGTATTGGAAGAATCCTTTGGAGAGGATTTCTTTTCACAAGACGTTACAGAAAGAGTGAAAACCTACCTTGATGCTTGTCACGAGTTGGGAAGGGAACCACTCGATGAGAAAAAGCTATTGGAGTTAGGCCTGACGGAACACGATATTGCTTATCAAAAGCTGGCTATCGTTACGGAAGCTCTAAATGGAGGTCAGAAACTTAATGTATGCGATGCTAACGTGGAACGTTGGTATCCGTGGTTCAAGCCTAATGGGTCTCCTTCCTCTTTCGCTTTCAACGATTCGTATTGCGGTGATGCGTCTGCGGTTGCGGGTAGCGGGTCTCGCCTTTGTTTGAAAAGCGAAAAGCTTTCCAATTATTGCGGGAAGCAATTCATTGATTTGTGGAAACAATTTATTCTATAACCCTATAAACCTACAATTATGACTTTAAATGTAGATAAAAAGAACGCTTTAAAGGCTTGGAGAGAAGCGGACAATAAAGGAAAGCAGATGCTTGAAAATCTATACGGCAAAGAAATATTTGCCAATCAAAACGTAATGGATAGAATCAAAACGTTTGAAGACGCAATGGAAGAAACAGGAAGAAAAGGTGTCCCTGATTTTTCAGATTTACCCAAAGACATGCGCAGGCATTTCATTGCGTTATATAAAATGGAAGTTATTACGGAAGCTCTGAATGAAGGCTGGAAAGCAGACTGGGATAACTCGGATGAGAACAAGTATTATCCCTATTTCATTATGTCTCCTTCCTCTTTCGCTTTCTTCGGTTCGTATTGCGATAATGCGTTTGCGCGTGCGGGTAGCGGGTCTCGCCTTTGTTATAAAACACGCGAACTTGCGGAATATTCGGCAAAACAATTTATTGACATTTGGAAAGACATCCAGATAGGATAAGCATACAAAGGTCGTCTGCCCTTGTCTCCTTCCTCTTTCGCTTTCAACGATTCGAATTACGATAATGCGTATGCGAATGCAGGTAGCAGGTCTCGCCTATGTTGTAAAACTTCAAAGGGCAGAAACCTCACCTCTTGGTGGAAAACAACAATTCAAACGGTGTTGGTAGGTTTAACCCGAAAACTCTTATTAGAAAACAAAGGCTATGAAACGCTTTGGGAATTTATATCATCGCATCTATGATATAGATAATCTTTATCTTGCTTATTCTAAAGCTAAAAAGGGCAAAGGAAAAACGTATGGAGTTATTCAGTTTGAGAAAGATTTGGATAACAACATACTTTCCTTGCACAAAGAATTGTCGGAAAGAAGCTATATCACTTCTCAATACACGACTTTCATTATACATGACCCAAAGGAGCGTGAGATATACAGGCTACCATTTCGTGACCGTGTTGTGCATCACGCTATAATGAACATCCTTGAAGATATATGGACACCGATTTTCATTTCACACACTTATTCCTGTATCAAAGGAAAAGGCATTCATGGAGTGGTTAAACATTTGAAGAAAGACCTGAAAGATGCTGATAGAACAAAATATTGTCTGAAAATGGATATTCGCAAATATTATCCGTCAATAGACCACTCCATACTGAAACGTATCATACGTAAGAAAATAAAAGACATAAAGGTGCTTGCCCTTCTGGATGGTATTATAGATTCAGCACCGGGTGTTCCTATCGGTAACTATCTTTCCCAATTCTTTGCGAATCTATATCTTTCTTATTTCGACCATTGGATTAAGGAAGAAAAGCGAATGCCATATTATTACAGATATGCCGATGACATGGTGATACTTTCCAGCAGCAAGAAAGAGTTACACAGTATTCTTCTTGAAATCAACTCATATCTTAATGAGAAACTGCACCTGCAATTAAAGGGCAACTATCAGTTTTTTCCGGTAGATAGCAGGGGAATAGATTTCGTGGGATACGTATTTTTTCATACGCATACATTGATGCGGAAATCCATAAAGAAAAACTTTTGCCGTAAAGTATCTGCATTAAACAAAAAGAATATAACCCCGCATGATTACAAAATGGAAATCTGTTCATGGCTGGGTTGGGCGAAGCATTGTAATTCTAAGCACCTTATTAAAAAGATTATTAAGAATGAAAAGATTCAGTGAATTAGGAATTGAAATTGATGCAGACCGACATATATTTCCAGTTCCGCAGGTTTCAATAACCGATATTCTTAACTGTGAAATTGAAATACTTGATTTTGAATCGGGTGTAAAAACACAGCATGGTTCAGACAGATATGTAGTAAAAATAAAACATGAAGGTACGGAATGCAAGTTCTTTACAAACTCCACTCCTATTAAAGAAGCCCTAAGCAAGATTTCCAAAAAAGACTTTCCGTTCATTACAACTATCAGAGTGAAGAAGTTGGGAGTTGGGAACAGCAAGATGTACTATTTTACTTAACCAAATTCAGCCGCAGAAAAGGTCAGAGCTATTACCGTACTAAAAGCCGTGAGAGAAGCAAAGTGCGCACCGCTTCCCTTTAACCTTGTACGGGCGGTTTAAAAACACAATACAATGGAAAATGAACTTGAAGAACTGTACAAGGAGCTGAACGAAGTCAAAACTTGTGATTTGGAATATCTTCCCAAATACGGCTATTCTTCAAAAGAAGAAATCATTCAGCTTATAGAGGAAGACATTGAGGAGTTGCGCGCAGAACTCGAATGTAATCAATATGATTATACACCTGACGAACTCGAAGACGAAAGGATGTTTCTTTGCGTTAGTCAAGGGCTACCAAGATATTGTTAAACTAAAAAAAATATTTATAATGAGTACAATAACGACAATCCCGCAGCTTAAATCAATGCTTGCGAATGACAATGTGAAAGCACGTTTCAAAGAAATTCTCGGAAAGAAAGCGCCGGGATTTATCAGTTCGATAGTAGCGGTTGCCAATAGCAATACATTGCTTCAAAAGGCAGAACCACAGTCTATCATGAATGCCGCTGTGGTAGCAGCTACTTTAGATTTACCTATCAATCCCAATCTTGGATTTGCTTACGTTGTTCCTTACGGCAATCAAGCGCAATTTCAAATGGGCTGGAGAGGTTTTGTTCAACTTGCTATGCGTAGCGGTCAATATAAGACAATAAACGTAAATGAGATATATGAGGGGGAGATAAAGAAGTCGAACCGATTTACCGGAGAATATGAATTTGGAGAACGCGCTTCTGATAAGATAGTAGGCTATATGGCTTATTTCAGTCTCATCAACGGTTTTGAGAAATTTCTCTATATGAGCAAGGAAGATTGTGAAAAACACGGAAGGAAGTTTTCACAAACGTATAAACGCGGCACAGGCATATGGTCTACCGACTTTGACTCTATGGCAAAGAAGACAGTTTTAAAAATGCTACTTTCTAAGTTTGGTATCTTAAGTATTGAAATGCAACGTGCCCAAACATTCGACCAGGCTATTATAAAGGATAACCTGGCAGAAACCGACATAGACGAAGCCGAAGTGTCGTACAATGATAATCCCGACAATGAGGAAGCCAGACGCAATGCAATGAAAGAGGCTTTGCAGGAAGCGGAAGTTGTCGATGAAAATACAGGCGAATTATTTAATACTGAGACAAAATGATTGAACAGGGTAGTTTTGGATGGCTTCGCCAACGCCTGGGGAACTTTACGGGAAGTCGCATCGGGGACTTAATGACAAGCGGAAAGAAAGGGGAGCTGTTTGGGAAGACAGCCTTTTCATATATATATGAAGTCGCAGCAGAAAGAAACCTACTCCCTAAGTATATTGAAGATGATTATCTGTTTGAGATATACCAAAACCAGGTAAGCATCAATAACAAGTTTATAGAGTTCGGGCATGACAATGAAGATTTTGCCGCAGAAAGATACCAGCTTGTCACAGGATGCGAACTTGAGGAGTGCGAAAGTATACAGCACCCTACAATACCTTACTTCTCCGCTTCTCCCGACCGTATAGCAATTAAAGACGGCTTAAGAAAGGTGGTGGAAATAAAATGCCCAACTCCTAAAAAGTTCATGGAGTATATGAATGAGGTTAAGGATAACGATACGCTTAAATCAGTAAATCCTCTATACTTCTACCAAGTACAAGCGGAGATGTCCTGTACAGGATTGAGCAAAGCTGATTTTGTCGTTTTCTGCCCTTTCCTGAAACATAACATTCACATTGTAGAGATAACAAGGGACGATGCCGTAATCGCTGAATTTGAGAGACGGATAACCGAAGCAAACAAAATCATTAATCAAATACTGAATAAAAAACGAATTTAACCGGAAGCGTAAATTTGCTAAAGCTCGAAAAAGCAGGCATAGCAACAATCAAGAATAAGAAATGCGTTGTCATTCCGATAGAAGAAAACGACCTTTATGTAAGTATGGACGAGAACCTGAAAGCAAAAGCCGTCTATCTTAACGTTAATATTAATGAGCGTAGAGAGCCGAGCCAATACGGCAATACCCATTACTGCAAACAATACTTATCAAAGCAGTATAAGGATGCGAACAAGGCAGAAGCAGAAGCCAAGTCAAAGGTTTACTTGGGAGACTTCAAGCCTTATGAATTTGAGGGTTCCGGGAATGCTGCGGCTACGGTGGATGCACCATCCCTACAGACCGACGGGGAAGACGACCTCCCGTTCTGATGTGTAACCTATAAACATATAATATCATGCTGTACGAATTTAAGCTAAAAGTAAACAAGGTTAACGAGAAAGGCGATGAAAAGGAAGTCACCGAACATTACATAACTGATGATGAGCTTTTCGGTCATGTGGAATTGAAAGGCAATGAGCTATACAACGGTGAGTGTGATGTTTTCGCAATCAGCCGGAGTAAGATACGTGAGATTGTCAATGAGAAGCAGGAAGATGAGTTCTTTTATAAGGTCACTCTTGTTGAGATTTTCGTAGACGAAAACGGGGAAGAAAAAGAGAACAAATATTATGTTCTAATAGCAGCAAAAGACATGGACGATGCCAACAGAAAGGCGGCGGAATACATGAAACAGGGCCTTCAAGACATGAAGCTGGACGCTATTGCAAAGACAAAGATTTTAGACTTGATATAATTAACCGAAAGCCCTCTGCTCACGCAGAAGTCCCGTGAAAGGTTCGGGTTAAGTGATTTAATTTCAGCTAACAGTTAACTATCCCGGTGTGGCTTGACCGCCTATCCGGGAACTATTTGTTAACCTGTCTGTCCGGTCTGTGAAGATTGGGCGGGCAAAAATGGTGGTATGGCGGAACAACGAGAGACGCTATTAAGCAGTAGATTGATGCTCTAAGCTGAGGATTATAGGAAATGATAATCGGGGAAGGTTGGCGAAAAGGAGACCAGCATGTCAGGTAAACGAAGCATTCGAGGGTTATTAATCACTCGGTGACGGATACCAAAACCTACAACAGCGAGCCTTATTCATAGTAGGCGATAAAAGATGCAAGTGAGCAGCATAACAATCATGCAGGTGCAAGTCCTGCTACCACCTCATAAATGTGGGCCACACATAAATGGCAAGGGTTAGTAAATAATGGTTGTGCCCCGGAGAATACGCTTCGGGGCTTTAATAAAAAACAATATGGAAATGAAAGAAATAACTAAGACTATTTACATCGCAAATGATGGAAAAGAGTTCTTGACAAAAGAAGATTGCGAAAAGCACGAGAAGTTTGTTAAAGAGATACTTTCACGTATTAAGTATTTCTGTATCAGATGTAATCCTGACTTAACAGAAACAGGAAATTTCTCTCATAAAATATATGTGGCTGTGTTTTCTAAACATTACCTATATAAAGATATTGCATTTCAATGGGCTTTAAAGAAGTTTGGTACTTACTTAGGGGAAAGCGTAATGGGATATGGCTTCCAACCCCATTTTAATGTAAGTGAAGTTTCTAAAGAAGAATACGAAAACTGCCCACCTACTGAATGGGGAGGCTCGAAATTAGAAAGTGAGAAAATATTCCTTAGTCCCAAATCGGTAGAAGGATTTCCTGAAAACATTGACTACATGGAAGAATGGGGATTCAAATAAAAACTTGAATGAAACTTACAATAACCAAATCCGAAGGTGCAATCATTCAGAGCTTATCGCAGACCGAAAGTCAGACATTCATAATATTGGAGGTGACAGCAAGCAGGCAGAGCGTCTAAGTAAGCTGAACAAGAAGATTGCAAGGCAGATAAAGAAACAATACAAGACATGAGTCCTTACGTAATAACTTCTGCGGTTCTTATTACTTATGACGGAAAGAAGATACCGTTGGAAAACATAGAGAGTGAAATAATGACCCGACCTATCCAGTTGACTAAGGAGAGGATACTCGATGCTTTCTCCATGATGAAAGATAAGCCGGTGGATGTGGAACTTAAAATCAAATATATATGAAGAAAAAAAGAGAGTATATTACAATCACAACCGAGACGGACATATATATAGACGATTATCTCGATGATTTTATGACCGTCGCCTCTGATGAAGATTTGATTGAAGAAATAGAAAAACGAGGGCATGTGGTATATAAAAAAGGAATCCCTATTACTCCTTTTGGAGAGCAACCTATTGAATTTAACAATCCAGCCGATTTAAAAAGGCACTTATGCGACATAGCTAATGCCGGCTATTGTATATCCAATGAAGAACTTATCAATGAAATAAAATTAAAACTACCATAACATGATATATAATAAACAGATAATAAGGGGCAAAATACCGAGTAAATCTAATTGTTATAAAGTTATAACAATCCGCGGTCATGGCAGTCTTGCCAAACAGCCGGCATTGAATGAATATGAAAAGTCGTTCTATCTACAATGTAACCAGTACAGAGGCAAGATGATAGCAGGGCTGTTTGAACTTTATTTGAATGTATTCTATGAAAACCAACGTCCAGACCTCGACAATTGTTTCAAGACAGTACTTGATTGCCTACAAGGATGCAAAGCTATCAAGAATGACCGTAATTGCGTGAAGATAGTAGCAGAGAAGTTTATAGACAAAGTAAATCCAAGAATAGAATTTATAATCAAGGAAGTTGAATTATAAAAAATAGACAATTTGAAAGATGCATGAAAATAAAGATGAATAAACATGGCACGAAACAGAATGATTAAGCCAAAGTTCTGGGATGATACCAAAATAGGACGCCTTACAAGGGATGCAAGGCTTCTCTATATAGGTTTTTGGAATTTCTCTGATGATTCAGGGGTTGTAATAGGTGATTCTATCTGGTTAAAGTCTAAAATATTTCCGTATGACCAAATCCAAATACAACAGTTTGAAAAATGGATGAACGAGCTTGTGATAAACGGATTTATATGTCTGCTTTCCTATAAAGGGGAAAGATTCATATATCTGCCAAATTTCACTCGGCATCAAGTAATCAACAAACCTAATTACGAGGATTTGAATATACCTAAATACTTGATAGACAAAATAAAAGATAATATTCACTTATTAATCACGGAACAATCACGTAATACTACCGTATCATTCACTGAACAATACGTGACTAAAATAGAAGTAGAAAGAGAAGAAGAATATCCCCCCTATAATTCCCCCCAAGGGGAAGTCTCGCCATCAGGGAACAATGAGAGTGATAAGATAAATTACAATGGTCTTATGGATACGTTCAACAAGATGTTTGAAGGACGGTTACCCAAAGTTACGGCAATGACAGAAAAACGTAAGAAAGCCGTAAAAGTAAGAGTCGCAGAATATGGGAAAGAGGCTATTATAGCTGTTTTCAACAATGTTTCTCAATCAGCATTTCTTTTGGGGCGTAATAACCAAAACTGGCATTGTGATTTCGACTGGATATTCAGACCGACAAATTTCATTAAGATTTTAGAAGGCAATTACAATGGAGAAAGACTTAGTAAAAATCAACAGGATAGCGAGCAGCGAAAACGTGATTCGGTTCTTGCAGTCGCTACAACAGTCAGAGAAGCTGCCGCAAAAAAAAGAAAGGAACTTGAAGCAGAGGGCGTTATTGAATAAATATCCTGACCCGGCACAATTCATACTTGATTACAATCCAGATTTGCAGTTCAAAATTGTTAGGTGTAAGGCGACTCACTCCGATTTAGCCATGAATTTTTCCATACCTACATTAGGGCTATTGGCTTCGACTTATGGAGATGAGACCCCTTTGGAATGGTTGAAAATTCAATTCGGTACACTCAATGACTTCGCAGAGGTATCTACCAAGATTGCTAAGGAGCAGCTTAATGAGTTAGCAGAGATATTTATTTCTGAGTATTATTACATCAATGCAGCTGAGATATGCTTTTTCATTGCACGGTTTAAGTCTGGGAAATACGGACGATTCTATGGAGCTATAGACCCGATGAAGATTACAAGCGCTATGCTTGACTATATCAAGGAACGCCGCATTGACATTGAGCGTTACGAACGTGAGCAATACCGACTACAGCGCCAAAAGGAGATAGAAGAGCGCGGTAGCAACGGAATTTCCTATGTCGAGTATCTTGAACGTGAACGTAAGCTTGTGGAAAGTGGAGATGCAGAAGCCATGAAACGAGCGGCAAATCGTGTATGTAGTATCAGTTTACGTAAGTAGTGGCGAAAGCATAAATTTGACAATAATATGAGACTTACAATATGTTGGACGACAAGAGGCAGGCAAAGACGCTTTTACTATGATATATGCAAAAAGTTTGGCATATCGGATTACATGAGTGTTAATCATGAGACGCCATGCGATATAAGGGATGAAGATATGGAACTGTTAAAGGAATGCGAAAAACGAGGGTTTATCCAAATAAGAAACAAACGGTAAATAATCATGGACATAGAGATTGAAAAGAAAATCGAACAATTGGAGTATCAGCGCATGATTAATGAACTTGCAAAAGAGAGCAGAAACAAGAATATGAACAAGGCAGAACATGCAAGGCAATGACCACCGACACGGCAAATCAGATAATCAGCAAATATGAGAGTCTTGTAGTTCTGTGCACCTACAACATATTGCTCACGAACGACATCTGTTGTGGGCAGGTTATCGAGTGCCTGCATGCGATGAAGAGAACGCCTTATTACAAACAGGCATTCAAGCGGTATTTGAATGATGCCGATAAGGCAAGAAAGGAATACGAGCGTACTGTAAACAGCGTTATCGGTTCAGACCGGAGCGAGTTTTTCGCCGACTGCAACGACAAGTATACGGAAGAAGTGAACAAGCACGTGGATATGTTGTATTGGCAATTCAAGCAGGTTCTTGACGATAACGGCGTACCCCATTCCGCAGAGATTGCAAGGTTCGAACTTGCAAGGACATTATGTGATTACGCCTGCATCCAGTTTGACGAAAGGATTAAAGAGCTTCGGAAGAAAGATTCACGGTTTAACGGGTTTACGTTGGAATACCTGAAGCTTTCCAATGTGACAAGGATGATGAACCTTGCTTCCGACTGTTTGAAAATCGGGAAAACGGTCAATATGAACACAGAGCGGTGTACAGCAGCATTTGATGTGCTGGTAAGAAAGCTGTCGGATGCGGATAATATTGCCAACGCGATAAAAGTTTAGTGAGATGAAGCCTATTTATAACCTTATAACCCTCCTCATGGACTGGCTTTCGGTAGAGGTCGGAGCGAATGAAGAGTGGTTCTGAATTATGGAAATGAAGAAAAGCGAATTGACACACGGCTCTCTGTTTAGCGGCATCGGTGGCCCGGAAATAGCCGCCGAGATAATGGGCTGGAAAAACGTGTTCCATTGTGAAATAAACCCGTTCGGGAGAAAAATACTTGATTATTGGTTTCCAAACAGCAAAAGTTATGAAGACATCACGAAAACAGATTTTACAGAGTGGCGGGGAAAAATCAATGTCCTCACCGGAGGTTTCCCCTGCCAGCCTTTTTCTTGCGCCGGACAGCGAAAGGGAGCGGAAGATGACCGCTACCTCTGGCCGGAAATGCTACGAGCGATACGGGAGATTCAGCCCGATTGGGTTGTTGGTGAAAACGTTGCTGGAATCCTCTCGATGGTACAACCCGGCAGTGAAACTGCGTTGGGACGTGAAGAATCTCTGTTCGGAGAGGTTGACCGAGAAAGAATATTGCATCAGCAGGAATACGTCGTCGAAACAGTGTGTAACGACCTTGAACGTGAAGGTTATTCCGTCCAACCGGTTGTTATTCCGGCTTGTGCCGTCGGAGCGCCGCACAGAAGGGACCGTGTCTTCTTTATTGCGAGAAGAATACAAGACAATAACAACAACATCGGGAGTGGATATACTTGTAGATTCGGAAGATTTTCCGTTTCTGAATCAATGGAAATGGAAGATAAACAATTCAGGGTATGTTTACAGAACAATCAGAGCGAAAGAAGATGGAAAGAAATGGAAGACTATCTTGATGCACAGATTGATTTGCTGTCCGAAGGAAAACGAGGAAGTGGACCATATCAACAGATGCAAAACGGACAACAGAAAGCAAAATCTTCGGATATTAGCTCATTGGGAAAATCTTCACAATCGGAAGAAAGGTTCAGGAGTAAGGAAACCGAAGGGACGGAACAAATGGCATGCGATAATCTATGTGAACAGGAAAAGGATTCACCTCGGATTTTTCGATACAAAAGAGGAGGCGATGAATGCAAGGTTGAATGCGGAGAGAAAATTGTTGTCCACCGTGCAGACGCAGGGGTTGAAGGTATGCAACGAAAATGGGAAGACAACATTCTATCCGGTAGGGCTGCTCCCGACGCCGATGTCTACCGACATACACCATGCAAAACAGGTGAAGGATTTGAAAAATGCAGGTGCAAAAACGATGGCGAGTCGAAGAAACGGAAGCAATCGTCCGAACAGCCTAATGGATTTCCACGGAATGTTACCTACACCAACGACAAGTTGCCACAATCCCGGAACGGCAAAGGACCGGAAAGACGGCAGTCCCCGGACATCAGAACTGAATCATTTGTGTGCCCGCCTGATTGGGAAAACTTCCCTACTCAATCCCCTGTTTGTAGCCGAGATGATGGGATTTCCACCAGATTGGACGGTATTGCCTTTTCAAAGTGGCGGCAGGAATCAATAAAGGCATACGGCAATGCGATTTTACCACAGGTTATATATGAAATTTTTAGAGCAATAAATATTGTAGAAAATGGAAGAATGGAAAACTATTGAAGGTTATGATGGAAGATATGAAGTCAGTAGTCATGGACGTATTAGAAGCGTCAGTATGTTTTTAGGGAATCATATATATCATGGAAAGGTTTTATCTCCCACAATAGCGACAAATGGATATTTAAAAGTTAATTTAATATTAAGGGGGAAAAAGAAGACTTGTTTGGTGCATAGGCTTGTCGCGAAAGCGTTTATAGAAAATAGAAAAAATCCACCACAAGTAAACCATAAAGATGAAATAAAAACCAATAATAATGTTGACAATCTCGAATGGTGTAGCGAATCGTATAATTGTAACTACGGTAAAAGGAATTTTTTATTGATAGAGAAAACAAGGAAGCCTGTATTGCAATTATCGGTTGATGGGAATTTGATAAACAGATTTGAAGTTTTAAATGACGCCTCCCGAATCACTGGGATAAATGCCGCACATATTTGTGATGTATGTAAAGGGAAAAGGAAATTAGCTGGTGGATATGTATGGAAATACGCCACAAGTAATGTATGAGATATTCCTGGCAATAGAATCTATAGAAAAAGGCAAATAGTATGAACATCCATCAGACAGTCCCCCGCTCCGATTGCACCTCTTTCGCGAAATGTGGCAAGCATTCCCTTGCCTATTGCCGGAAGTACGGTGCATCCGAATGCGGTCTGTGCGAGATAGTGAAGCGGAAACCGAGGAACCGGGTGATGGTGGACGGTGTAGAACGCAAGGTATGTAGCCGCTGCAAAAGACCGCTTCTACTATTCTGCTTCTATGACAGGACAATCTATCGCAACGGAAAGGTGTATCACATCAAGACATCATGGTGCAAAATGTGTGTTTCGGAAGACAATCGGGAACGGAATAAAAGGAAGGAAAACAAATGAATATAAAGAAAATAAAGGAACATAACCCTCAATCCTTTTTAGACGATTTGAAACGGGTAAGAGAAATCATGGTCTATGCAGCGCATACCAACTCCTACTATAAGATTCTTAAACACGAATTGTTGAGAGATGCGGAAGAGAAAGCCATCACGTACTATATAACGGATTCTATATTCGCCAGAAAGCGTGATGTCATGGTAATAATTTAATCGAGAAAAATATGAAACAGACAGTAGAAGAAGCAGCCCGCACTCATTGGAGTGAAAGTACATATAATAAAGATGCAGAGCTTGCCTATGATGAAAGAGACTGTATAGCTATCAAGGCATTGGCAAAAGCGATTGCACTACGGGCATTTAAGGAAGGTGCAGCATGGCAGGCAAAGCAATTTCCGTGGATAAGCGTTGAAGAACAGTTGCCAGAAGAGGGGCAAAAAGTTTTTGTTTTGGTGATGTGTTATGGCACACCATGTATTCGAGAAGAAAAGTTTTGTAGAAATAGCAATTTAGATAAAAAGGGAATGTGGATTCACGGAAACAGTATCGTGCTGGCATGGTTTCCCACCCCCTCTTTCGATGAGATACTCGAAGCCAACAGGGATGTACTGGAACGAATTAAAGAGAAAGGAGATTGATATTATGGGATTTAAAAAAGGCTCAAAAACGGGTGCGCCGAATAGAAAGGGGCATAGATGGATAAACTATCCTAACAACGCCCACAAGAAGTGCACCAAATGCGGTTGCATGGTTGATATAACATGCTCAAAAGGAGTAAACGTATCCATATACACGGATATGAATGGTAACAAATCTAATGAATGCCCTAATTGTATTTAGTCATTATGGAAAGGTACAGAATCATACGAGGAGAAGGTTATAACGGTTGTATCCCCATAATAATATATTGGGTGCAAGTCAGAAAAGACAAACGTATTTCATCCGAATGGGTGAATGTAAAGGGCTTTGATACTTATAAGAGAGCCAAAGAGTTGTTGGATATTTTAAACGAATAGTTATGAAATCAAAACAAGTATTATCAGTCGAACAGATGAAACATTTGCAGGAGCTTGGGCTGGACACAAGCGATGGAAGCATGTGTTTTGAGTGGAATGAATCCGATTCAGACAACATGGTTGTAACCTCTCCGGATGCCGATACGAATTACGACTATTATCATGAAACTTACACTTTGCAGGATATTCTCGATAAGCTGCCGCCTGTCATAAAAAAATATTATTGGCTTGCAATCAGAGTTAGTGCACACAAGGGAATGTGGTATGTAGAATATAATGGAAGGGGGTGTACTTTATCTTATTTTTATTCAGAAAATCTCATTGACGCGGCCTACGGGATGCTGTGCTGGTGTATTGAAAAACAGATATATTAAAACTAAAGAAAAAGAATGAAAGCACATGTAATGAAACTTGAAAACAATTGTGTGATTGTTGACGAGGAATATTTTAATGAGATAAAGAAAGAGTCAGAATTTAACCAGGAAAAGATAAATGAGATTGCCGAAGAAAGGTTTTTGAAATATGTCAAAGAAAGCGGCATCAAACTTTCCTATAAAGTAAACGATATACCTTATCTTTTTCACCACGACTTGTTGTATGAAATAAATTATGATGAGAGAGGTTATCCTGAATCTGTGTTAGAGAAGGTGAAGTATGTTATTGCAGACGATATAACAGAGGCTTTGAACGACAAGTTTAAAGGACTGAAAGACGAGGCTTTGAATTACGCAATAAGCGAGTTTGGCAAGCGGAAATACGGTTTGGAGGCTACTGCAAAAATATGGAAATGTATTGCATTAATCTTTTTCATTATGACTATTGTTTCAACAACCGCATTATTTATATAGTTATGACCGAAGAACTTGTAACATTAGAGACAGCGAAGCTGCTGAAGGAGAAAGGATTTGTTTGGAAGTGTGAACACATAATAGGCTGCAATAAGGTTATTACAAAATATGACCTTCCGCAAAGTATGTCGTGTTGTACGGAAATAGATAACGAATCAGTTGAATTTTTGTGTCCAGTATTGTATATCGCCCAAAAGTGGCTGCGTGAAATAAGAGGTGTGTATGTATATGTAGAACCTGTTATTGGGAAAAGATGGAAGCTTTCTTTTTGTGATTTCAATGTTCCAACAGAAGAAAGCGACTGGATGGAGAACGAAATAAACAAAGGGAATGGCTATAAAGTATATGACACCTACGAGGAAGCACTGGAAGCCGGGATACAAGAAGCGTTAAAACTTATATGAGAAGATTTATATATATACTGGTTTCTATCATTATATCATATCTAATTTGTGTACATGAGTATAATACGTGGAATTTCATTGTTGGGTTAGAGCCTTCACAAGCTTGCGAAAGATTAGCCAAATACGCTTTTTATTTCGTGATATGGTATTGGGTTGCGAAAGCTGTTGATTTGTTTAATGATTAACGAATAAAAGTATATAACTATTATGAGCAAAGGAATTTACACAAAAGAAAATGTAGGTAATGGTGTATTCATCTTTACCGTCAATAAGAATTTTGTAAAACCTAAATTTTGGGGACTGCATGAAGAAAACGAACAGGCACAATGTGCAGTTATTATCCATGATGGCAATGCTTTATTCTTCTATCCGGAAGATATGGATAATGATACCCATATTCTTCTTGATTGGGAGAAAGAGCAAACAGGAAAGATATATCCAACCACAGAAGAAGGCATGAAGGATACCGATGGAATAGGCAATACCAAAGCATTGGCTGCATCCGGAAGCGAAATTGCTGAGAAAGTCATAGCATTGGACTTATGTGGATTAAGTTGGCGCATTCCTACACTACAAGAGAGTGTCTTAGGGTATGAACATAAGGTTATGCTGAATGCAGCCTTAGCTATCTGCGGAAAACAACCAGTGAAAGATGACTGGTATTGGTGTTCTACGAGAAAAGGAAACAAACGCAATTTTATTCTCAGTTGGGGCGACGGTTTTAGATACGACAACATTCAGGACAGTGACGATTGGGTTCGCCCCGTGTCCGCTGCCTCTCTTAATTCACTTTAACCTTATAAATGATTACAACTATGGCAAAAGTATTTATAACAAAGTATGCCTTAACAGAAGGTATTAAAGAGATAGAAACAGATATTATTAGAAGTAGATTTGAAGATAGAGAATATGTAAGGGATGGTTTATGTTCTTACTTCCGTATAGGGGAAAACGCATTCACCGATAAATCCGAAGCGTTGAAAAAGGCGGAAGAAATGAAGATTAGGAAAATCGCTTCTCTTCGTAAGCAGATTGAGAAACTTGAGAAATTATCTTTTAAAGTAGAGGAGATTTGATTATGGAACAAGAAAGAAAAATCGGAGAGGTATTTGAATATAATGGAGAAAAAATTATCGTGAAAAAAGATAGCGATTTTATATACGGATGCGATAAATGCGTCTTTAATGGTAGACCGGAATGCTGTAATTATTATTGCTTGTATTTTGAAAGACAAGATAAACAAGATGTGCACTTTGAAAAAGTGGAGGATTGATTATGAAAGCAAACCTTATTTTATTTCTTGCAATATTCATCATATCAGCATTACTCATCGGTCACTTCCGACTGGCATTCTCACCGTTCAGTGTATCCTTTCCCTATTGGCATAGGGCTGTAGGAGTTGTTCTTATCGTTGTAGGATGCTTGGTCTACAACATAGGTGAGCATGTATCCGGTTACAAGAAAGGACTGGATGAAGGTATGGAGATTGTTTTGAAAGAGTTAAAAAAAAGATACAATGAAGAAGATAATGTTCAATGATAAATATAGCCTAACCCAGGCTGTATTGGATGGTCGGAAGACTATGACGAGAAGAATTTCAAAAGAACAAATACGCAATAGTGTATTTTGGAAGAGTGGTTATGAGAGTATTCATGGATATGAAATAAAGCCTATATACAAAATTAGCGAACTTGTCGCCATTGCACAATGTTATGAAAGTTTAGGGATGAATCCCGAAATTGCACTTAATGATAGGGACGGAATAGGATTTTATACTAAAACTAAATTCGCACCCGGTTGGAAAAATAAAATGTTTGTCCGTGCTGACCTCATGCCCCATCATATCCGCATTACCGACATCAAGATAGAACGGTTGCAAGACATTTCCGATGAAGATTGCCTGAAAGAAGGAATTTACAAAGGACAATGCGGAAGTGTAGATACACATTTTATGGATGCTTATTATTATAAAGGGGACATTCAGCCTTATTGCACTCCTCGTGACGCATTCGCAGAACTGATAGATAAAGTCTCCGGCAAAGGTACATGGGCATCCGATCCTTATGTTTTCGTATATGAATTTGAACTGATTGATTAAAAACGAGAAAAGATATTGATTATGAAACGTGAAATAAAATTCAGAGGAAAAAGCACTGATACGGGGAAATGGATATATGGATTTCTCTCTTTTTTCTATACTGCCGGAAGGGACGAAAACGGACTTATCCTCACAGACAAGGCAAAGATATATTCTCCGGAAGACTGCCGGTGCGATGACGTATGGGCTGAAACTGTTGGTCAGTTCACGGGAGTTAAATACAATGATAGAGAAATATATGAGCATGATTTGGTTGAATGCGCTGGTGTACTATGTGAAGTAGTGTATAGTGATAAAATCGGTTCTTTTGTGCTATTAGAAGTTCTGTCTCAAAATCTTGGAAATAAGCCAATAGGACAAATGATAGATATGTTCGGGATTAGATATGTAGGTAATATTTACGACAGCCCGGAGTTATTGAAATAAAACAACCATGAGTAAATACATGAATTGGGAACTCTACGATAAACCACCTGAGGGTTTCTCCATTGACAAGCATACTGGTTCTCCTTTGACCGGATACGACTTTTACACAAACGGGAAAAGCGTCTTAAACGGAGGAGTAAGAATTCTTGTAAAATCTCTGAATGTTCATGTTAACAACATAGCAGACAACCACTACCCCGTGAAAAGAAACACTCCCAATAACAAAGAACCCAAACAAGACCCGATGATTAACCGTAATGTGCGCCAACGGGTAAATGTCTTTGCACGCGAGAGGTTTAAAGTAAAGCTACTACAAGAAATAGAATTTGATTTAATGGTGTGTCAACTCGAAGGCTGGAGTATGGGAAGCTACGTCAATGAGCTTAAGCAATTGATTGATGATGTTTATCGGAGAATGGTTAAGACAAAGAAAAGGAATAGCAAGACTATCAGTAACCCAAAACTTGAATTTAAAGATGAATGAATTATATATACCTCCACAGCGATTAAACCGCAACCCTATTAACGGGCGGTTTTTAAAAGGAAGTATCCCTCATAACAAGGGGAAGAAATGGGATGATTACATCCCTTCGCATAAAAGGGAAAGTATGATTAAAGGATTAGCTTTAGGGAGAACGGGAAACCCTAATATAGCGGGCTGCAATGCAAAGAAAGTAGTAGCCATAAAGAGCGGACGGTTACAAGGTGTTTTCCAGTCCTCTAACGATGCGAAACGAAAGACTGGCATTTGCGCCCGTAATATCAGGAATTGCTGTTCCGGAAAGCGTAAACACGCTGGCGGCTATCAATGGTTTTGGGAAAGCGATAATAGTTGGTGTGAATTAATTATAAATGAATAATATAACCATGAGTAAATTAGAGCACATCGCCACAATTGATTACTGCTACTGGAGATTGGGAAAGTTGAATGAGGCTCTTTCCAAGCCTAAATCGACTATGGAGCAGTTGGTTGATAAAGCCTGCGGTTATAATGAAGTAGAAGAAGTGAAAAAGGAAGCTATAACCCTTTTGGAACAGATTGTTGAAAGTAAAAAGGCTATCGGTGTGAATTATTCGGGAGATAGCAAGTTCCTTGATAAATTAAAGAACAAAGAAACACATGAGTAAACTATACAAAGTAACCCTCTTCGGTAAATCATTCATTATAGGATGGTTCAGTTATGCAGATAAATGGTATCATAAATTTAGTATAATACATTGAACATGAAAAACAAAATCATAGCGAGCGTTATAGCAGCACTGTCCCTGCCTATGCTTATTTTCATACATTGGGCTATTGTTTATTTCTTGTCGGTTAGAATTGTATTAGCAATCGCAATGACGGTCAGCATAATTGTTGTGACATACAAGCTTTCCAAACTTTTACTTGACGAACATTCTAAAAAATGTAAAAGACCATGAGAAAAGCAGACAGAATAATCAGAGACAGACATTCCCGCATCCCGGACAAATACAAGAAGATTGACACTACGGTCAACGGGGATGTAGAAAGCCTTGCCGAACAACACAAGGAAGTGGAAAGAAGGCTATTCCCTCTACGCCTTAACAAGACCACTGTTATTTACGTCACAAAAGACAAACAGAATGAAGCATATGCAGCGAAAGCACGTAAACGGATGGGGATAACAGAGCCGAAGAAACCTTTTGTCGACCCGCTTTCGGAAGAAAACATTACCAAGTTATACAAGGAAGAAAAGATACCGCCCCGCAGAATGGCAGAGATGCTGAATGTAAGTGTAAGGACGATATATCTAAGGTTGGCTAAGTATGGACTTACAAAAGTGAAATGCAGATAACATGAAAGAGAATAATATTTTAAACAAAGAGATTTATAAGGAGGCTATGATAGCAGCCTCTAAGGTTGATTTCCTTGAAAGCAAGGATGAGATTAAGATGTATGCCACTTCGTTGTATAACGCGATGATATGGGGTAGAAAAGTAAAATATTAAGTTTTTTATTTGGCGTTATAGAAATTAGAGGTATATTTGCAGCGTTACACATATTAAGAGGCGGACGGTTGTCTGCTTTATGCAGGCATTTTTTATGCTTGTAAGTACGCTGTATATTATAGCGGTCTGCAAACCCGTGTGGAGAGTTAATAGCCTCCCAACTGCCTCTTAGGTATGTGTAACGGCGGGTTAATTGCAGACCGTCTTCTTTCTGCAATGCCATAAAACGTTACAAAAATGGCAAATGAATTAAATCCAAACAAGAAAACAATGAGCTCGCTTGAAATTGCAGAGCTCGCAGGTAGAAACCACAAAGATGTTATGCGCTCTATTCGTGATATGGAACCAGCATGGGTGAAAGTTAACGGGCGCAATTTTGCGCTCGTTGAATACAAGGATGCAAAAGGAGAAACTCGTCCTTGTTATGAACTACATTACGATGAGTGTATGTATGTCGCTTCCAAATTCAATGATGAAACGAGAGCAAAATTGGTTGTTCGTTGGAGAGATTTGGAAACAGGAAAAGCCGAACCGATAATCAGTTTGGTAAAAACAGAAATGAAACAGCCAACCATATCCGACAAGATGAAAGCTGCTACATGGGCAGCAAAATTCTTGAACTTGAACGAGAACTCAAAGCTAATTATTGCAAAGCAGATACTTGAACCGTACAATCTACCGCTTCCAGACTATACCCCGTCAAAAGGGATAATAAAATCAGCAACAAAACTTCTTGAAGAAAGAGGACTGGAAAGGCAGATTTCTGCACAGGCTTTCAATAAAATAGCCATGCAGAAAGGTTTTTTGTGTGAGGTAGAAAGGAATTCTTCACGCGGTCAGAAAAAGAAATTTAAGTCAATTACGGAGAAAGGTCTTCTGTATGGAGAAAACCAAGTAAATCCGAATAATCCGAAAGAAACTCAACCATTATGGTATGGAGATAAGTTTGATGAATTTCTTAATGTATTAGGGTTCTAAAATTAGTGATAAACGTAAACAATACATTATGAAAAGAGATACAAAAACACCGTTCTATGACGTTATGTGCAATGTAAACGAAAGCTGCGTTTTGGCGGTATATTTTAATAAAATTATTGGTGAATTGGAAACTGTAAGAATATTTTCTTCACCAAGAACATTTGAGGACACTAAGAAAGAGAATAAAGATTATTCTGCTATTTTTTATCAAACTGTTCTTTGGGAATTGTGGTTTCATGGAGTTGTGGAAAGGCTTAATGAATGGAACGAAATACTTAATGAATACTTTTCCGAATACGAAGGGAAGTGGAAATTTTATGCTTGTTCAAAAAGACTTGAAGCTATCAAGGAATATGGAGGTGAAGAAACTGATTACAATGAGGACGGTAGCATAAAAACGTTAAACCTAACCGAAGATGATTTGAGGTATCATACGGTTCTTAGTGAAATGGTACAAGATGATTGCAGGGATATTGTACAAGAAACTACCTGTGCCGATTTACAGTACATGATTTTTTGTTTGAAAGCCCATGCAAGCTTTTCTTTATCCGATGCTTTTAAGGAATGTTTCGGAAAAGAAATTGCTACTTATAAGCAAGATGAAAACGGCAATATGGTTCCAATGAGTTTTGCGGATAAGGCTATGGATAAGGCAGTAGAGCAATATACGGCTGACGGAATGGCTATTGGTATTACATTGGTTTGCGAATTTATCCAACGCATAATCAGGGATATTAGGGCAATGGATAAGTTCAGTGACAATAGAGACAAACTTATCCAAATACACAAGGACGTAAGAAATATCCTTGATTTTAACCTCGATGAAGTTTCCTATGTAGAGGAAATGCTCGAAGAGGAACGTAAAAGCAAATAACATCAAGCCTTGTCCGTATCTATTGCGGACAGGCTTTTATCAAAAGACTAAACAAATATTCATCATGGAAAGAAATACAACACCCGCTAAGAAGAAATACGACCTTAGCGCAATAGACGAATTATTCAAACATAGCATAACACCCGAAGAACTTAGAGGGGAGCTTATCGAACTGGTGTTTGATTACGCACAATACGTAGAGGAAGGTGCTACCGACTTGTTCAAATGTCACATGGGTACGCTATATGTGCTATATAAGGCTTTAGAGGATGTAAAAGAATTAGAGACACCAAGCTAATACCCTCACCAAAACAGCAAGCGGTATAACCCAATGGAGAACCCGTTCAAAGCGTTCTAAACGTTCCATTGGATAACCCGGAAAAGGCGGCAATAGTCCATGTAAAGGACATTGTCCGCCAATTCAAGCAGTTCATCTATGTAATCCCTTTTTCGCATCACGTTCAAGTTTTCTACGTTGTTGGCGGTTTATACCATTTGCTACGGCAAGACTGTTCAGCGTATCTTTCTGTTCGGGAGAAAGCATGTTATATACTTCTTCCCGTGATTTGCCTGATAAAATGGCTTGTACTATTTTCCACATAAGCTACGTCTGCAATGTTCACACAAAAATTTCTTCGCTACCGGGAACATCTTCTGTCCCACATATCCGCTAAGGTACTGCGCCTCTTCCCCGTATGGGTCGATGTCGAACGCCCGTGAGATATGCCGGCATAGGTGCCCCTTTTCATGGTCGAAAGAGTTTTGAAACTCTGCCGGGGAAGAAGTAAGGGCTATAACCATTACGGTTTGCCTGTTTCGGATATTGGAGTAAGTGATACCCGTATTCAGATTGCAGGAGCGCATGTTCTTATAGGCATTCTCCAAATCCAGCCCCCTGCATCCAACCCGCCGAAGGTCGGCGATGATACGGTCGGTATAATAGCAGTCCACCGCATAATATACACGTACTTCCCAATCATAATCCGGTATGTAAAATTCCTGTATTATCATAGGCTACATCATCTGTTCCCACATGATAGGATTGCCGGAGCCTATGCAGTCGGCATAGAACCGAGTGAAAGGCATTCCATTGTAAGCGTCCACATCATCTATGTAATCCTTAATGAACAATGCGAGATGGGCTTCGTCAGTGATAGAACTTTTGTAGTAATCCGACTTCGCCATGTTTGCCACGTAAACGCTGTCGTACCCTGCATCCTTCTCCAGGTTTACACTGTACTTTTTCAGAAGCTCCTCTACCTGCTCTTTGCTGATTGGCTCCAGCTTTTCTTCTTTACCCGTAGATTTATTTTCCATCTTCATGCGGGAAACAGCCCATAGGCACATCTTCTTGCTGAAATGCCATCCGTACTGGCTGAGATAGTCAGCCATTGCAGGCGGTATTCTGTCGTATGTATCTAATCTTTGTTTCATATTTTCCTGATTTTAAGTGATTGGCAAAAGAGGGGAATAATCCCCTCTCCATTACATGAACTCTCCGTTGGCGCGTCTGCGTCTGCGTTCGCCCATATCATCACCGTAAGGCTGTGAATCGCGGCGTTCGTTGTAAACCGGATATTCCGGGAAGTAACCCGGCATACGACGTTCGCCCATATCTGAGCCGCCGCTATAGCTTCCACCGCGTGAACCACCGCTGTTACGATAGCCCATTTCACCGCCCTGCATCTCACGCATGGCTCTCTCGTAACCATGACGGCAACCCTCTCTATAGGCTTCTTCCATAGGATTACCGCCTCTCATACCGAAGTCACGGTCATATTCTCCGCGTCCTTCTTCCAATATTTCCCACATTCCCATATTATTTCTTTGTTTTAGATGTTTCAGCCACTCCGAGCTGTTCCATAAGCCGTTTGTTCAATTCCATAAGGTCGGACATGTTCTTGCTCATTTCTGCCATTTGCCCTTTCAGAGAGGATATTTCCTGCTCCTGACGTTGTTTCTCTGCAAATTCGGGGTTCAAGAGCGTCAGCATCTTGTCACATCCCGCAATGACGGAATTGTGGAAGTCCATGCTGTTGATAATGTCTATGCTTTTCTGTTTCATAGAAGCGACCTCGTTGTTCATCGCATCACGAGAGCATGACACTACGATATTACCGTTCTGTCCAAAGTCGGCTATATCCATGCCGGCAGGTAGATTTTGGAAAGTCGTGTTCTGCCCGTTGATACAGACAACGACGTCCACAACCATTTCCATTTGGGGCAACTGTCCCATAGGGGGTGCCATAGGATATTTCGGCTTGGGAGCGGAAACGCTGACTACCGGACCGTATTCGATAAACGGGTTAGCATCCTTATGAAGTATATACAACTGGTTATTGGTACGAAGTGATTGAAACATATTGGTTTGATTTTAAAGGGGAGTGGCTATTTCCATTTTGGAAACAACCACAAAGCCCCATGTTAACTACTTGCTCTTTTGAGCGGTTGCTTCTGCTGTCGGAGTCGGTGTCGATGCGGTTGTCGGACGATACCCACCGTTAACAAGGAACAGTTCGTTGGTGTACTTGTTATAGTGGATTTCGTAGATACCCGTTCCGGCAAGGTTGCCGACAGTCACCGGCTCATTGTTGTAAGCCAGCAACGGTCTTGTATCCCCATTAGTCCCTATCAGTATCGGGAGTGTAGCAGTCGTGCCGGCTGGTATTGCCTGGCGGAGACTGACATAGAAACCGCCTACATAGCTTCTGTTACGGAACGCATGGTTAGGAAGTTCCAAAGTCACGTTCTCCGTGCCGACCGTTACGGCTACCGTAGGAAGGGTATTGAAATTAGCCCTTCCAATAGTAGGGAACGGGAAAGGAAATCCTGTAAAAAAGTTAGGCCACATAATTACCCCCTTTCTTACCGGAATTAACCCCAGTAGTTGTTACAACCACAACCGCCACGCCCATACATTGCATCACCGGCATAAGCACCGAAAGCCGCAGCACGGAAACAATCTGTGTTGATGGCTTGAATATTAGGGTAAACAACCGGAACGGTGTTAGGCATCTTGCATTTTATTCCATCGACATCGGACTGCAATGCCTGCAAGCCTGCTGCCAAAGGAGCAATCTGTTGTCCTACTGAATTCAGGATAGTAGCATTTTGGTTACGTTGGGAGATTTCAGCAGTCAAAGTGGCTTTTTCTGCTGTAAGAGCCGCAATCTTGTCCTGCAATGCCTGGTTCTGCATAGCGTCCAACTTCGCAAGGATAGCATTGGTATTGGCGGTCGCACCGTCACGCAATGAAAGGGCATTCTGATTGGCTGTGTTGACAAGCGCGTTGGTCTGATTGCACATTGCAAGCTGGTTTTCATAACCCATTGTGGTAATGGCGTTCTGAGTCCTGCAGCAGCAATCTGCAATCTGAGTAAGAACAGCTTGATTTCCGGACTGGAATGCGTTGATGATTTGCTGGCTTGACATGCCCACCTGATTGCCCACATTGGCGATAAGTCCCTGGATGTTGCACAGGGCGCTCTGTAACTGTTGGGTAGAGCAGTTCAAAGAAGAAGCAAGCTGGTTGATGGCATTGCCATTGCCCTGAATGGCTGACATCAGGTATTCACGACCGACATCACCGTTAAGCTCGGCAGGCAGACCGCCACCATTGCCAAAGCGGTTGCCAAAGCCGTTGCCGCCCCAACAGAACCACAAAAGGATAATCCAGATGAACCACCACGAGCCGCCCCATTGGTCTTGGCTGCCACGTCCCTGGTTCAGTAAAGCGAGAAGTCCGGGGTCTACACCCTTGCTTCCCATCAAGTTGGGCAACATAGCCATGATGTCGAATTTGCTTCCGCCACCATTTCCGTTGTTCCCGTCTTGATTGAAGACATACGTTCTTTCCATAGAGATTTATATTTTGTATTACGGTCAAAATCAACCGCATCACAAAAGTATAAATACCGATACTGCCATGAAATCAGTTGTTTCCCAACGCTTTCCTAATTTTTTCCCAATATATTCTCAACATTTTCCCGCCTTCCATACGTTCCTGGAAATTGGAAATCATGTAGTTTATCGCACGTTTGGTCTTGTGGATTTTAGGAGCTATCTGCGAAGGATACATTCCCCTTTCGACAAGCAACTGTACAAGCAGATAGCGGGCGTCTACGGTTTCCGTATCCTTATCCGAAGATAGTATTCGGCTGGCGGGTATTTCGGTCTCCTGCGCCACGAGATTGATTGTTTCGGCAAAGATTTCTGACTTACACATAGTTTTTCTGAATTTTATATTTATCTTTGCCCTGCCACATAAAATATTTGATTATATACGAACAAAGCATAAGATACCGTGTTGAAGATATTAAAGCCTCCAACGGAAAGGGTCTTATGCTTTATCATGTTTTTATGTGGCAATATCAACGTGATTTCGTTGGGGGCTTTCTTTATACTCTAAGCCCCAAAAGAGTGTCAGCTACAAGCCAACTTCTACATCGTTAATTTCTTTCTTATCTTTATGGTGAGCCAAACAATTACGAATAAAACACATGTCAGATTTATCGAAATGCTGGCACCACCGTAATTGATTTTAAATTTTTCCCACCATGACAGTTCCCTCTCTACCGGATAAGGCTTGGGCACTTCAATCCTTCTTATCTTTTCGATAAAATACGGCATTTTGACTGTTACCGTAGCATGAGGATAAATGCCCAATGAATGGTTCAATATCCCGTTGCTAAATGAAGCATAGCTGTAGGCATACGGATTGCGAAGGAATGACGTTGTATCGGCAACAGATACGCTGTCCTTGTACGGTATCAGCTTCTCTTGAAATGTAGTATCATGGAAAACCACACTGTCAAGAACCTTTGTCTCAACCGGCATATAAACAGTCCTCGTCCTACAGGAATACACCGTCAACACAAGAAACACTATATACACTAACTTCTTCATAACTTCAACAGATAATGATTAACAACCATACCCGCACATATTGCGACAGCTCCACACAGCAAGTCTATTTTGCTCCACTTGCCGTTATAGTAGTGGCAACGGTCGCTGTTCTCCTTGATAAAGAGCATCAGCAGTGCAGTGCTGCCACCGAATACTATGGCGGTGGATAGATAGACCACCGCACCTAAGATGTTATTTTTCATACCATAAATAATTAGTAAAACACTATACCGTAGCTCCATTGGCATCTACCCATGAAGAACCGTTCCACCATATAGGTTTACGCAGGGTCACATCAAAAAATTGAAAACCATTATCTGCATTGCCAGGACGTTGTGAAGTAACTCCTACATTTAAATATGGAATTGCGAGAAAATCAGTAAGCGGACTTTTTAAATTCCCACTCGTTGAGACCAAGACTCCCTGATTGTAAAAGAAATGCGGGTATAAAGTTTTGTCCGGTATATCGTCCTTTACAGGTTTCCACAGCAATACCGATGTCTTCATGCTCGACCAGGTGGAATCATGTTCACCGATTAGCGCACAGTCTGAAAAATCCTGAAACGATAAGGTTTCAACGTCATTAACCGAACTGAATCCAACAACAACTTCTTTTTTCCCGTTAGGTGACTCTCTGTATACCTCAAACCCATAGTTCTTACCTGGGTTTATATAGAAATATGGCGTTTTCTCTTTATCACTATCAGTAATATCTATATTAAGAACACGTTTGGCAATAGGTATATTTTCTCCACACAACAGATATATTGTATATTTATAACTTCCATTTTCCCTATTATTAATAATATTACCGATATTCCTTAATTCAATATTTCTTTTGTTAAAAGCGTCCATAACATACTGACGCATTCCTAATGTAGTCGTTCTATTATAATTATAATAACAGGCTTTATACCAATTTGTATCAACCAATGTTCCTCCTATTCTACAGTTGAGAAATACGCAATTCATATCCACAATATCAGTATTATTCAAAAACTCAGGCATTGTCATATCTCCGGCTTTATCCCATAACCCTCTAAAATAACAACCAATATATGTTACGCCTTGATTTTCACTTAATATCCTGCTATTCATATAAAAATAACAGCCTATAAAGTTGGCTTGAATGAGACCTCCACCACCTTCAATTGTAACTCCGCTGGCTTCCCAGTGACAGCCGGTAAAATTAGCTTTGATTTTTTGAGTTAATGTTATATTGCTTTGTATGCAATTAATGAAGTTAGTATACAGTCCTTCTCTGAATGTACCTAACTTATAATCAAAAGTCCTTTTTTCGTTATACCCTCTGAATTCATTTACCGAATTAAATATCCAAGCATCTCCCGCTAACTCTTGTCCCTCATTCATTTTGGATATAGTACCGTCTCTTAACACCACATTTATAGCATCAAGCCGGTATGTTACATCTGAATAGGTGTCCTCCCATGAATAATAAATGACATTATGCCAACGCATGACATCAATATATCTATCAGCCAATGCCAGTATATAAGGAACCCGCCTTATATTCATATTATCCAAATGTACAGGAACCCCACTGATTATGACAGGAATTTGCCAATTACGGTATTTCGTATCGCTGCCTTTAGACATGATAAATCCTTCTTTGATTGAAAGCCCGATAGAAGAGTATGCCGATCTCCAATCATTTATTCCATCATTCATGTTTATGACAATATGGAAATCTATGAAAGAAGACATATTCATGTCAATCGACAATTCATTCAAAATCTTTGCATCTATGTCTTTGGTAAACAGATAAGTCTTCTTATTGGAACATCTTATACTGCGACATATCCGCACGATTGCATTAAATGCATCAGAGCTGTCTGTTTTACCGTCATTGGACGCGCCAAACCATTCCGGCATTAAGTATTTGTTTTCTACATTCCCTTTGATATTCAACGCATTTAAAAAACGCCCCCCATTAAATTTTAGAATACACCCTTCAGGAATGCTTATCTCAGCGCCATCCAAATCAAAATCATACCTGATTTCATATATAGTATCAGGCTGATTTATCATTTCCTGGGTAAGAATATTCTTTCCACCAACAATATTCCTACGCAATATCTTATACCCCTTGCCGCTGAATCTGTCAGGACTAAAAGCACGGTCGGCAAATTTTAAAACACTTAAGCTTTCCCCTTTGTCTACAGACACAAGGTCTTCGTCGTCCGCAAGATTGTTTATTGTACCGCCACCACTTGCATTAATAAACTGCTTGGTTGATTCGGACAGCATTTCAGGAGTAACACGCTGGGAACTGAAATTTGAAATAGCATCGCTTTCAACTTCCTTTATTTTACTGATTGCTTCATCTCTAATGTCAGTCAATTTATCTTCATTTGATTTCCAGTTCTCGATATTTTCAAATACTCCACCTGCAAATTCCCACGTCTCCACAAGTCCGCTATTGTTCAAGAATGACACCTTTAGCCCAACCGTTCTTATATCTTCCGGAACTTGAACAATAGCACCTTCTAATGTATATCTATTACTGCCATCAATCCCGAATGAAGGATGATGAATGGAAACATTATACTCGGTTATATAGCTCATATATCCACCTTTTCCGGAACTAATGAAACTCTTTAGGACGTTAGGGGTGATAGAACCATTTTCTCTGTCTTCTTGAAATGGAAACTGCTCATTACCCGTCAAAACGTCTCTTTTGGGGAGTTGTCCAATTTGTTGTCCTTTTTCTGTTTTCTCTTCCATACTACTATTTATTTTTACTTGTAAGCAATATCGGCTTTCCGTTAGTCAACAACAATGGAGCGTCATTGGCTAATAATAAATACCCTTCATCAGGAAATGGATGCGGCTTATTTCCGCCAGCACCGGGAAACCCTATGGTAAGTATGCTGATTACGGGAATGCCGATTATAGGAATGCTGATGTGAGGGATAATGATTGGTTTCATAGGCTATCCCTCTTTAATCATTTTCGCTTCTGACACTTTCGTAGCACTTCTTATTGTAATTTCCATACCTGCCGCTATGCCAATAAGACGAAATATCACATTGGAAGGACCTAAGGCTTGATTGGCATTTGGGGAAAGCGGGATAGGATCCATGCCCTCGATATTGGCAAATACAGTCACCATTCCGCCCTTGTTCTTTATCTGTATGGTAACGGGATTACCGTCACTGACAAACGTTGCGTAATACGCTGTTTTGCCTTCTTCTTTTTGAAATGATAAAACTTCTGCTGCCATGATGTTTACTTTTTAGAGTTATTCAAATAGTTCACAATTCCCTGCACATGCAAGTCCACTATTGCCCGTTTGCCCTCTTCCGATAATAAGAAGCCAACATCTTCCTTATTGTCTTGGAATAGGTTCTCTGTAAGGACTGCCGGACACTTCGTGTGCTTCAAGATGTAGAACCCGCTTTCCTTATCAGGGTCGCCATCCGTCATATCCTTGCGTATCTTCATACCCGACAAAAGTCGTTCGGCTGCCGCATATAAGCTGTCAGCTAATTTATCGGCTTTCGTCTGACCTGCCGAAGTCCACGCTTCCCAACCACGTGCCTGCATCCATTCAGAGCCGCTTCCCGCTGCATTACAGTGGATAGATACGAGGATTGTGTCACTTGCCTTGTATTCGTTCGCCCTACGGCAACGCTCCGATAGAGGAACGTCTATTTCCTCTTTGACGATACGTTCTGCGTCAACACCTTGTTTGCGCAATTCGGCTTCCAAACGTATGGCAATCTCACGGGTATACGCATACTCTTTCAATCTTCCGTCCGGTGAACACTTGCCTGGAGTGTTGCTTCCGTGTCCGTTGTCAATCAATATTTTCATTCTGCACATCCTCCTTGAAATATTTGTCATAAACTAAACGAGCCACCCATCCGGCAACAACACCGACACCGAATGATACAACAGTAGTCAGGTTCACCCAAAACGGTGTGTAGTGCATGTAAAGCATAACTCCCACGATGATAGCGATAACAATCGCTGCGATAATCAGTTTCTTTTTCATTTTGTTACTCCTTATCTTTAGTTATTATTTCATTCATATCTTCTTTCTCTACATCGAGCACTTTCTTTCCGAACAATCCCAACGCTTTCAGTAAGTTGAAATTATATCCCTTTGGCTTCAAGATATTGCTTATGATAGAGCAGAACTCTATGAAGCAGACAAACAAGCATGAATACACATCAATATTCCATTTATTGCCGGAAGCAATGTTTATCATCACCACCATACAAACAAAGGCAAAGTATGTCACCATTTTACCCATAGTACGGCGCACGGCACTTGAAAACCGAAATTCTTCACCCAATAGCAAGCATTTCCTTATCCCGAACATCAAATCGCATACAACGACTGAAAATGTTACTATCAGCCACGGTATCATGTGTTCCAATGACTGTGCAATAAAACTGCTTGCTATTACCGAGAAACCACCCGGTATGCTTTGGGTAATAATGTTATTCTTCATCTTATCGTTATTTGTCAATTATTCATATCTTACCGTAGTATCTGAACCATGCTCCCCATTTACGTTCTTTCAAGTAGTTCGGGTTGTCTTGATTGAGTTTGGCTTCCATCTCAAATGCGCTCGCTCGATAGGCGTTGGCGTTTACTTTACCGTCCCCAATCTTGTTGTCTGTAAACAGGTGGTATACGAAGCTCGCAAACCATTCTGTCAAATACAAAATGTAGTAGAATAGCGAGATAAGTAACAGCCACCATGCACTGACATTGAAAGCCAGCAATACGGACGGGATAGCCGCTATCTCCATACACTCGAAGAACTGTTTCTGATGTATCCGTTCATGACGTATGGTCGTTTCGGACAACTCCTTCAGCTTCGTAAGGATGAAGCCGAAGAGCATTATAGTTGTGTAGCCGCCAAAGAGGATGAGTTTCGCAAACCAGTTTTCATAAAATACTTTTACTCTCATAATCAAAAAAGTAAACACTTTGTTATTTTATTAATATTATTGTTTTACGCATTCATTAGAACACAACCCAAACCGAAAATCCCTGTACTATCTGCAATATCAAATACACTATCGCCATTATTAACGACAGAATCAGTTATTCCTGTAACAAGATAATTGGATATATACTCCTTTTGTGTAATAGCTCTTATTGGAGTATTATCTTCATTAAAAAGACTAATAGCAGTAGGTGCTCTAAATGAATACCATTCGATATGTTGTTTTTTTATTTCAGTTCTTACTGACAATAGTTCGTTAAAAATTAGCCAAGCCTAAGCGGCTTTGGCGGTAAATAAAATGAGTTCTTTGAAAAGTTTGTCAATTAATTGCGTGTTTGGTTCAATCCCAGACACGCAAATAAATCGTTCAAGCATGTAAGCATTGTGTATGACTGACTTGCATGATGATATGGAATATTTTATTCCCATCTTCTTACAGGCAGCTTTGGCAAGGTTTATCGCTGCAAGTGATGCGTTGAAGTGAAATGCCAGTTTTCTGAAGTCGGTTGCCTGACAGTTCGTCATTCCGGCATGTTGCTTGGCATCGCGAAAGCAGAATTCGAGCTGGAAACGTGTCCTGTAGAAGTCTAAAACCTCCTTGGCATCCTGCATCTCGTCCGTGGAGAAATACAGCTGCCATTTGTCGGTTCTTCCATCCATAGGATACCATACAGCCAGAATCACAAAACGTTTGAGTGCTTTGGAATATGCTTTCAGTCCGTAAAGTCTGCCCTTGTTCACTTTATACTCGGTACATCTTGTGATGTCCAGATTTTCAAAATCAATCTTTCCGTCATACAATTTTGGACGTCCGCGTTTTCCTGTCCTATTTTCTAAGGTGGGATAAAACAGTACGGCATCATTTCTGAAGCGGCTTATAACGTGGAATCCGTTCTCACACAATGGTTTGATGAAAGTTGCCTTTGAAAAGAACGCATCACATACGACAGTGCC